TATTGTTCCTAAACATATGGGAGGAACAGATGAAGATTGTAACCTCACATACTTAAATGTTAGAGAACATATCATAGCACATTATTTGCTATGGAAGATTTATAAAAATCCAAATGATTTAAGATCTATGAAAATGTTAGGAGCAAATTTATCTCCATATCAAAGAAAAATAACAGGAGAATTTTGTAGGGATAATCAGATTGGCATTTTTTCAATTCCAATAGAAGAAAGAAGAGAATGGAATATAAAAGGAATAGAAACTCAAAAAAGAGATTATCTAAATAACAAAACTAAAAATTTCTATTATTGGAGTACAGAAGAAGGAAGAAAAGAAAGAGCATCTCTTGGAGGTAAAAAAAGAGCATCCAAAGAATTTAGTTATTGGGCATCAAACGAAGGTAGAAAAAAGAGAGCATCTCTTGGGGGGAAATCCCACAAAGGAAAAAGAGTTATGCATTTACCAGGAACAAAGGGATGGAAAAGAATACCACCAGAAGAAGTCAATATAAAAATAAATGAAGGTTGGAAGTTTGGAACTGGAGAACAAACAACAAACTCTAAAATTAAGAAATCTTCCTAAATCTAATTCTAACTTTGGTTTCTGGATGAACACACCCGGCAAGACAGATATTAAGAGTTTTATTTGGAAGACCACCTTTTGTAATTTTATTAAAATATTCTAAATCAAACTCTATTTTATCTTCTTGCCTATGATAAAACTCATACCTTTCTATGTAATTATTCAGGTAATCATGACCTATATTATTATCAAAAGAAACTGCTAATGCATCAGAAAGAATACTTGGAATTGCGTCTCTGTTCTTTTTATCATCTTTTCCATCGGCAATATGAATGGATTGCATAAGTGCCAAATAAATAGCACGATCACGACACCACTTTTCTGTAGTATCCAATAACCATTTCAAATCTATAGGTGAATTATTTAATTGGGATATTAATTCACGAATTTCTTTGATTTCATTTTCATTTATATCTGTTCTATTTTCAATTTCAATTACCAATGATTCAATAGTAATTGCCGACCCATATTCTACAATGAACTTAACAATTTCTTCAAAAATAATTTTTTCTGCTCTTTTTTCATAATATTCTGGTTGTATAAACGGTATAACCTTTCTGGAATATTCTTCAATGAAGATTAAATTCCTTAAAATTGTTAGTTCTATTCTTTCCATTACTTATAATGTAAATATGATGTCAAAATATACTTTGTGTCACTTATTGGTGATTCACCAAGATGAGGGAATAACCAGAGAGGAGGAAATATAACCAATGTTCCCTTCTTAGGTTGAATTTCCAAATCTTTAAATATGGTCTTTCCACCTTCAGTTACATCATTAAGATACCACATAAATGACAAAAATCTACGAGAAGAAGCATAATCAACAACATCAACATGAGTATCAAATCTATCCTCTCCACCCACATTATACTTTTTAATGCGAAATTGTTCTAATGCGTGTTCTTGTGGAAATACATCTTTACAAACATACTCATAATATTTTTCTTTATATTCAAAGATTTTTTTAATAATATGATTATGAACTTGATTTACTTCAGCAGATAATTCACGATTTTCGGTCAAGTTAAATTGAGTAAAATTTGGTTTACCGTCATTATCAAATCTTTCATGATGCTCTGGAACTTGATCAAAAAGTGAAATTAAAAACTCACATATATTTGGTTCTAAAGAGTTTTCATAAATTTGTATAAAATCATTTAATTCATCCATAACTAAATTCTTTCTTAGAAATTTCGTCCAATTTTTGCATCACTTCTTCAGTAAAATATTTTTCTGGATTTTTTAAAATTTCTTTTGCATAAAGTTTTTTACCATCAATTTCATAACGACCTGCTACATTTTTCCAAAGTTCACCAAGTTCTCCAAGTTCAAGTAATCCATAATATCTGTCAAGTCCTCTTTCATCATAATACAAACGAATTTGAACTTCTTGATTTTCTTTACTTAATCGTGACTTTTGAGTTTTTGCTCTGATGATATTTCCAATGACTTCTGTTCCATCCTTCTCTTTTGATTTTGAAAGATAAATGATTGTTGATGAAGCATATTGTAATCCAGATCCACCGCTCATTTGTTTGCCACCATAAAGAGACATTGAATCATAAGTATGATTAGTCACTATCATAGGAATGTTTGCTTGTCCCAATTTAAGCGTCAGCATACGAAAAGCACCTTTAATTAATTGGGCTTTTGTCATATCTCTTGAATCTTTTTCAGCAAGAGCATCCCCAATTTCTTTATTTGTTGAAAGCATACCCAAAGAGTCTAACACAAACATACATGGTTTGCGTTCATCCTCTTTTTTCTTTTGGTAAATATCAACTGCCTTAAGTGCCTTATTGCGAAACTCTTCAACAGTGACTACATTAATTACAACTGTTCTTTCAGTATCAATACCTCTACTTTCTAAAAGAGATTTAGTGATAGCAGCCTCAGTATCAAAGTAGAGACAGTAACCATCGGGATGAGTATCAAGAAAGTTCTTAACCACTGCGATAGAGAAAAAAGTCTTTCCAGTAGAAGACTCTCCAGCAATAGCAGTAATCTTATTCCCAGACACACCACCAAAAATGCTACCTGAAACCAATGCATTAAAAATATATGAACCCGTATCAACATAAGTTTCAGTTTCATCAATATTGGAAGCAAGTTGTATATACTCTCCCCCAATCTCTTTAATAATATCATTTAAAAAAGTAGTCATTTTTCCTCCTTTTGTTTATGCGATAAATCTACTTTATAGTTCCAAAGTTTAAAATATAAAGCACTATCTCCACCAAGTCTTAATGCACTTATAATTGTATCTAATTCTTTTTCGTTAATTGGCAATTCCATTAATTAAAAAATAGGTCTAAATTTACTGTTTTTTCTACACTCCACCCAAAAGTATCCAGAATTGATTTTAATGGTTCCAGAAAACCTTTATCAAATTGAGTATCATAATCTATGTATTTCTCCAGTCCAAGTTCTTTTGGAAAATCTTGAATAAAAGAAATTACATTTTCTTGTATAATGTTTGGTTTTTTTAAATAAAGATATTTAATCTTTTCTCCATTTTGTATAAGAGAATATTTTTTAGTGAGTTTTTTTTGCTTTATATAATAATTGAAAAGTAAAGACCCACGAATATGAATTGGAGTTCCTTTAGAATAAATTTGCTCGGAAGAATACTTCTTAACATCGGATGCTGTTCTTGGAAATGCTATCTGCTCTGGAGGTAATGTTTTAAACTCTTTTCTGCAATTAGATACGAAATCTATTATATCATCTTCAGTCCCTTTCATCAATAACTTCAGACCATCCTTAATCATTTTACGGCAAGGTGCTGGAGTAGAAGATTTAATTGCTTCAATACCCATAATTTTGAGTTTTGGTTCTTCATAACGAACACCTTCACTATCCCATACATTCATAATATAACGCTTTTTGGCAGTCCATATCGCACGTTCTGCGATATTTTCACGCTTCATATGCATCTTTTGTTCGTATGCATTTAAATATTCTGCTAATTCTTGATAGGAACTTTCAATATACTTTTCAAGTTCCATTGTGCATACTTTGTCAAGAAAATTTACAATACTTTCAATATTTTTTTCTTTTCCTTTATATACAGTTTCAACCAAGGAACCCATATTAAGATAAACAGAATCTGTATCAGAAGCAATGACGTAATCTACTTCTTTTGTTTTAAGAATTTTATTCAGATATTGATTTAGTTTATTTTCAATCCATCGAATAGCAACTTGCCCTGAAAGAGTAATTGCTTCTGCGTTTGCCAATTTATAATAACGGAAGTATTGATTCCCAATCGCACCATAAGCAGAATTCAATTGAATTTTTCTTGCCATTTGGATATTATTGCACCTGGCAATCTCTTTTTCTAATTCTTTAGTTTTTTTCTTTTCATATTCTTGCTTTGCTGCAAGCATCTTCTTTTTATAAATGGTGCGATCATTATAAATCTTTTCCATCAATTCTGGTAAGAAACCACGAACATCCTTACGATACATAGCACCATTTGCACATATCGCATAATTTTTATACAGTTCAAATGAAAGATTTTGATTTAAAACTTTATCTACAGTAATTGTAGGATGTCTCTCATCCAAAAGAGTTTCTGGACTTATATTAAATTCCATAATCAAATGTGGATATAGAGAATTTAAGTCAAAATTAACCACCCAATCATACATTCCAGGAACTGGTTCCTTCACATAAGCACCAGCATACTTATCACTCTTTTCGGATTTTTCTTTTGGTGGAATTACAATATTTCTTTTTTTTAAATAATTGTAAATAATAGTATCCCACATACGAACTTGATAAAATACATCTTCATAATTCACTTTGGCGTCATATGCCATTGTAATAGCAAGTTCAATAAGTTTCATCTTGTCTTCTAATCGGTCAACAAGTTCTACGTCTTTTATGTTATAAGAAACGAACTTTTCCCATCCTTTTGTATAAAAATCTTTAAAGGTATCAAATTCAGAGTGATCTAATTTTTTTTGATTCAGTTCAACTTCGGCAATATAATCCAAACGATATGATTCTTGTGCTTTATAAGTAAATTTCTTATAAAGATCCAAGTAATCAAGTTGAGAAATACCCTTTATATCATATGAAATATGCTTACGCCCATTGATATAAACCTCATTTTCTCGGATTAAACCCCATGGCGAAAGTTCTTTAGTTGCTTTTTCACCCAAAACTCTATAAAGACGACGGGCAAGGTAAGGAATATCATATAACTGAGAATTCCATCCACTCACAACTTCTGGAGTATTTTCATCAGTCATCCACCAATGTATGAAACTATTCAGTAAGTCCCTCTCATTTGTAAATGCTTTATATGTTACATTATTTTGTTTTGGTTTATATTCACCAAGTCCCCAAGTAATAATGTTTTTTGTAGTATAATCTTGAATTGTGATAAGTAAAATTTCTTCAGCAGCAGATTCTACATCTGGAAATCCATTCTCAGATGCCACCTCAATATCTATTGTTATAAGTTTAATTTTACTAATATCAAATTTTATTTCATCTTCTGAGTATTTTTCAGAAATATACTGACAAACAAACCTTTCATTACCATAAATTTTAAAATTCTCTACACCATCATATTTTTTAATAAATTCTCTACAGTCACGAACAGATCCTGGTTGAATTGCTTTTACATATTCTCCATTTAAAGTTTTATATTCAGTTTCAATATTTGATGGGACAAAAAAAGTTGGAGAAAACTTTTCTCGGGTCATAAAATGTTTTCCATTTTCATAACCACGAACTAAAAAATAATCCCCAACAGATTGAACGTTTGTGTAGAAATTAAGTGGCATTACAGAGTCATTTCAATGTATTTTTTTAGAATTTCTGATTTTGGATCAACAATAGTAAGAATACTATCAGAATGCATCATTAACTCATTCTGATCGGTAAAATCTAACCACCATTCAAGATAATATTCATTTGTAATAGACTTTTTGAGAACATAAGGATTTACAAGTTTACAATCTGGTTCTCCAAGTTCAGAAACAACTTCAATAATTTCTGTAATCAAAAGTGTATTATTCTTCAGTAAAAGACACTTGATCGTTTTCTCCATTTACTTTTTCCTCGTATAATTCTGTTATAGTATCAATTGGTTCAACTAAAGTTACAACCCAATCCAGTGGAACTAAAATATTTTTGTCTTTGGTAAGTATAATCCATGGAGTTAATGATACTTCTATTTTAGCATCAGCATCAGACTTTTCATTTTCTGTTAAGAAAATTGTTCTTTCTGTAATAACTTTATGTGGATTTTCGAATACATATCCACAAGGTTTTTCATCCGAAATCAATTCTTTAGCATCGGAGATTATTGTTTCTCCAGATTTTAATATTGCAAGTTTAATTGACATTTTTTTCTTTATCCTTCAGTAATCATAACATTAAAAAAGGGAGGTGTCAAGAAGATCCTCCCTCTTTTATTATACTAGATATTTATTATCTAGAGATAATCTTTCCTCGTATGATGTTCTGGAACAATTTTACCAAGTCTAATGGTTAATAGTCCATTATCAAAGAAGACTTCTCTGACTTCTGTGTCATCTGAGAGCGTCCATGCCCTCTTGAATGACCTTTGTGCTAATCCCTTGTAAACATAATGGGAATCAGATTCTTTATCTTCTTTTTGACCTTCGACAAAAAGTTTTCCGTATTCAGTGTAAACATTTACTTCCTCCTTTTTAAATCCAGCAAGTGCAATTTCTAAACGAGATTCAACGTTACTAACTTGTACCAAGTTATATGGGGGATAATTAGAAGTTGTTTCATGGAGATTAAAAAGACGATCAAAATATTCGTCCATTCCAATACTGTTTCTAGTAATCCTTTCCATCAGAGAAGGAAGGTCGCTAGCAGTATATTTCATAAGATTAGTCATTTTAGTAACTCCTTTTTAAGCGAGGTTTGATTGTGTGGACCCTTTCGGCGTCCTTAACATTATATATCAAACCACATAAAAAAAGGGAGTGTGGAACTCCCGACTTTATTATTCGGTTTCCTGAACCTTCTTTTTAGATCCAATATTATACTTAGAACAAAGTTCCCAATCACCCTTATCCTTATATGCTAATACTTTAATTTGATTTAGTGGTGCAATATCCTGAATTTTTACTGGATCCAAAATAGTTACAAGACCCCAATCAGCAATCAAGTGAGCAATTCTATTACGTCTTTGAATATCATTTACCGTTAAATTTGCGTGTTTGCCATCAAGAGCAAACAATTCTTTAAAATGTGTAATAAAATAACGTCCTTGCTTATGAAGAATGTGGCAAGATTGATAGATTTTTTTCTCTTTTCGTGAAGCAACTCCAATACGAGTTAGTGTTTCACGAACTTTTAGAAAATCATCAGGTTCATTTAACGTAACTTCAATCATCATATCAGGCGACCAGTTAATCTGTGGTTCACTTACCGTGCTCATTTGTTCCTCCAACATCAAATTTAGATTTTATAAAATTAAGTTGTTCCTTTGTCAGAATTTTAAGAGCTTGTTTTGCCTTTTCATTACTATATCCATAATATTTTTTGACATAATCAAGGTCTTTAATTTCATTCTTTTTAAGCCAAGGAGAATATCTTCTTTGCTTCCTCAAGGTATTTATAAAAAAATCATACTGCATTTTCTTTGGCAAAAAATGACACTGGTTCATTTCATTTGCAAACAAAATACAATCAATAAAAGATGATAAACAACGATTTATGATGTATGGAGAATATTCTTTTTCTAATAATGGATCTTCATCAATTAGGTTATTTTTTGTAAAATTAATTGATTTTAACCAGTCCTTCAATTCCATAATTAAATAATAAAAGTTCTTTACGTTTTTTCTGTTCTCTCATATATTCACCAACTGAACGCATTGTATATGTCAAATCAAACTCAGCAGCATTCCATTTAACAAATCTATCCTTTACGAGTTGATCTGAATTGTAACTAATCAATTGATCCATATTGTTTGCATCACAATCAGCAGCAAACTTATCGTGATCAAATCCTTTATGCATTGATCCCTTACGCCCATAGAGATTGTCCTTAATATCATAAGGAGGATCGAGATACATAAAAGCACCCATGTTTCCATTCATCAAATAATCATAAGAGTAATTAGTAATACGCCATTTTTCAATGATTTTAGAATATACTGGAAGTTTTTCAATTCCACGCATACTAAAATTGGCATTTGATGCCTGAGGTGAAAAAGAAGAACTTTCAGTCAAACCAGAAAAAGAGCACTTATTTACAATGTAAAAAGCTACAGCACGATCAATACTTGTTTGGTGAAGATCATTAATGGAAATTTTAGCATCATTAAAAAGAATTTTTGCTTTGTCTGGTGTATTGTGTTGGGATTTGAGAGTGGCAAGAATATTTGCCATATCTTCACCAAACATTTGAAGTTGTTGCCAAAAATTCACCAAAGGTTCATAAAGGTCATTCACCCAAATATCTAAATTTGGATATTTTTTAGTAATATGAATTGATACAGAACCACCACCCAGAAATGGTTCTCTAAATTCATCATAGTTACGGAGGTCTGGGAAGTAAGAATCCATCTTGGTGCAAGCACGGGACTTACCGCCGGGGTAACGTAATGGACTTTTAAAAGATTTAAAATTCATAATCAGGATGATGATACTTCAAATATTCCCTAAAGGTAAGTTTCATTTCTTTATGCGTCATACCACAATGAGCGGCAGCAGTTGGCAAGTTCATAGTAGCATGAAACAATCCTTCATTTGCCTCTTTTACATTCTCGGGAGTAGTTTTAACTGGAATTTCTTTGAGAGACTTAAAATCAATTGCCAATAAACCCATTTGCACACCTAACAATAATTTCAGTATCCTTAGTTGCTTCTGCCATTTGACGATATCCAGTTCCAACGTAAATCTGACCACCAACTACGGCAACAGCACAAGCACCCCAAAAAATGTAATACCACTTGGACTTAACTTGATGTTGCTTTTTAAGTTCATCAAGTTCTTCATGAATATCTTGATGATGAAATCTCAAAGGTTTTTGTATGAGATCTTTCAATTTTTTGTTTTTCATTTGAATTTACATTCCTCCATCACGACGACCAGTTTTTGGATTAATCGGTGGTTTTCCTTTATTGAGTTTATCATAAGGATTATATTTTTTGTCTGTTTTTCTTAAACGTGCATTCATACCAGTTGCTTTCCAATTATATCCATTAGCATATTTATTATCAGTAGGAAGTTTAATCACACCCTCTTTTATTTCAACTTCTTCGGATTTAAGAAAATTAAACCAAGAAACTTCATTTCCAACAAATTCATATGTATAAAACCTATTACCATCGCTGTGAAGTTTTACATTAGTAAGTTCATAAAATTCTTTAATTTCAGAACTAGTTACATATGATGCATCTGATGAATACTTGTGTTCGTAATAGTATTTTTTCTTTTTCATTTGAATTTACAGTCACACATTATTTCAGTTAAACAAGCGAGAAGATTAATCTCTTGATCCACACAAAATGCCGATTGATATTGATACTTAGCAATTATCAAAACAGCAGAAGCAATGCTAGGACCATCAAGACAATCATAAAGTGAGTCATAAATTTTTCGCATAACAATATTTACATCATTATCCAAACTTGTAATAACCCATTTACGAACTTCTGGAAAGTTTTTTTCTTTCAGATTTTCGATTAAATTATTTATTTCTACATCTGTAAATGTCGCAAGAATACCAGAATCAATTTTCCCACTTGTTGAATACCTCTGGCATTCATTCAAAATTCTCCTCCAATCGGGAAAAAATTTTGTTATTAATTCGATGATTACTTTTTGATCGTATTCAATTCTCTCTTGATTTAGGATTTCTTGTAGTCGTTTAAAAAACAACCCTGCCAATTTGGTTTTTTCTTGTTTTTTAATTGCAAAATCGACCACAGCACACCTGGAGTGAAGTGGTTCAATAATTTTGTTTTTATAATTACAAGTAAAGATAAATCTACAGTTATTATAGAAGGTTTCAATGTTTGCCCTCAATAAGAGTTGAACATCGTTACCGGTGTTATCTGCCTCATCTATAATAATTACTTTATGTTTATCGTTTCCTTGTAAAGAAACAGTAGAGGCAAAGTTTTTTGCTTGATTCCGTACAGTGTCCAGAAAACGCCCTTCGTCGGACCCATTAATCACATAATAATCAACTCCCAGTTCCTCGCACAATGCCTTCGCAACCGTCGTCTTTCCCACTCCAGGGGGACCAGCAAGAAGAAGATTTGGAATTTCACCTTTTTCCAAAAACTCCAAGAATGTTTTCTTGATATTTTCTGGCAAAATGCAATCTTCAATTTTTTTTGGTCGCCACTTTTCAACGAACAAGAAATTATCACTCATAATAAATCAAAAACAAAATTTCCTAAGAACATATTCAACTTTTTCTGGTTTATCCTCCATCCAAAATGCTTCATGTTCAACTTGATGAACCGAATTTCCGACTATTTTTTTTGCTGCTTCTATATCATCTTTCCTTCTTTGAGTTATTGGCATTTTACTTGGATGAATCCAAAAAGGTTCCGATCCTCGCATATTATATTTACAAGACTGGGCAATATGAGTTGCCTCATGAAATAAAGTTTCATTTATATAATAGTTGGGATCGGAACCTTTTTTAATCGTATCCGTACAAATTGTGATTGTTCTTTCATCATTATTATACCATCCGTAAATTTCATGTTTTCTACAGATTGGTGCATTTTCAACAACACGCACTTTTTGAGATACCAAAGAGTAAATATCTTTGCCCGCTGGAGAAAGATAAAGAAGAAATTCCATTATTTAAAAGTAGAGTCAGGTTCAAGTGCAATCCAATAAGACAAATTATACTTCGTGTTCGTAAAGTGCGACAGAAGTTTTTTTGAAATTACAACATCATAATTACCTGGAATAATTCTAATATTTTCAACCTTGAAATTAAGAATAAACTCCTCATCAGTTTCACCAACTACAATAGAGTATTCATTTGATGTATCATTCTTTTTGTCTCTTACTACAAGACGAACAACACCAGATCCACCAATCGCTGACATATCTGGTAGTTGATAAACAGATGCTGCCTTTACCAATTTTTCCAAAGAAGAACCTTCCAATTGAAAACAAATATCCTCAGATGGAAAAGTAATTTCTTTGTCTGGAGGAGAAACAATAACATTTGGATCCGCAAAGAAATACTTAACTCTGCGTTTTCCTTCACGAATAGAAAGATAAGTTTCTTCAGCAAAATCAAGATCAGGGTCTTGGTGAAGACTTATGCCGTTTAGAAACTGATTTAAATCATAAATCGCAAAGTCTCTTGGAAAGATTTCGGAAATTTGTGCTTCAGCAAGAATGTTCTTGGCAACTGAAATAGTCCTAAGTTTATTGCCTTTTTTGACAAGAATAGAATTATTAATTCCAGCAAAATTCTTGAGAATTGTAAGTGTATTGTCAGATAGTTTCATAATCAACGAAATTCGGAAAGACCATTGTTTTGACGACTGTAATGCTTATCAAAGTGTAGAAGAAGCATCGCATAATGAATAACCTTTAGAAGGTCCCGTTTGTTGCGTCCATCCTTATCACCATAACGAGAACCGTATTTGAGAATATTTGCCTGACAGAAGGAAGGAGCAAGACCCTTTGCTGCCATCAAATCAATTGTTTGAATGTCTTTATAGTCCTGCTCGTTTCCGCAATAGTGACTGCCATAAGTGCTGGTTACATAATTTTCAATATCTTTCAAGATTTTATCTTCGTTGTATTTCCAAAGATGATTTTTAGTTTCGTTCATTTTAGGATTATTAATTAAAAATTCAAGGTCACTATGTCCCCATGGAGGCATACTTTCTTCGGGTATCTTTGTTAAGTCAATCATTCCACTATGTTTATTGGTAGACATGATATATTCAGTTGGTTTTTCATCATTCATAATTAAGAGAGGAAAGTAGTCATACCTTTCCTCATTATAGCAACTCAGTGAAAATTCGTCAATTGGTTGGATAAAGTTCGTGTCCTCCCTCAATAGTCAGTTCTGGTTTTTCGTTACCAGGCATTTGAAAGTTGGCATCAATCTTATCGTAAAGTTCCAGAAAAGCAGTTTTAGTTTCGTCATCAAACCTGTTAATACAAACTTGAATTGCCTTTGCCTTATCCCCGAAGATACTATAAGCACGGATAACATGAACCAGACGGCGGGTGCTGATAATTTCATCAATACCACCATCATAGAATGTCTTGCGGATCACGTCACCCCAATCAACCAACCGCTTACAGAAATCACGATCCTCTACACCAAGATCCAAAGCAATACCCTCAAGAATACGCTGCTCCACAGAAGGAGCAGGGTATGATTGCTCAAATGTCACTGGAAAACGCTCAAGAAATGCCTCATTCAAAATATTGGTTCCAATAAAGCGACCATCATCAGAACCCTTACCTTTAGTGTTAGCAGTGGCAATCACATTAAAACCAGAAGTAGGTTTAACATAACGTCCAATTTTTTTGAGAAATACCCCCTTACCTTCCAAGACCGATTGAAGACACAAAATCTTATTTGAAGCAAGGTCAATCTCATCCAGAAGAAGAATAGCACCACGCTCCAATGCTTCCACTACTGGACCATTATGCCATGCGGTTTCTCCATTTACAAGACGGAAACCACCGATCAAATCATCCTCATCAGTTTCAATTGTAATATTGACACGAATTAGTTCCCTGCCAAGTTGAGCACATGCTTGCTCCACCGAGAACGTTTTACCATTACCCGAAAGACCCGTGATAAACGTAGGATAAAAAAGACGGGACTGAATAATCTTTTTAATATCAGCAAAGTTACCAAACTTGACGAAGGTATCATCTTTATCAGGAATGAAATTTTGTTGAACTTCAGGAAGAATAGATACGGACTGATAATTTCGTTCAATCTCTTGAACTTTTTCTTGCGTCACTTCAAGGTTCCACTTGCCACGATTAGTTTTATAATTTTCAAGACGACGAGTTACTGTTTGATAATTAAGGTCCTTTGAAACACAAAATCCACGAATGTCAGCGGCAGTAATTTCTGTTCCAAAATTTTCTTTCAGACCATTAACAATCTGTTCGTCGGTCATTTTCACACGAGGCATGATGTCATTTGTTTTGAACTGAAGTAATTATAACAGCAAAAAGGGGCGGTTGAATGCCCCCTTGTGTCACTTTGCCAACTGGCTTTTTCTTGTTTCTAATTTTTGTTTTGAAACTATTTTCAAGTTATAACTGGGATAAAAAAAGTTCATTAAATCGTAAAGTCCTATGGAAGTAATCCCATTACTATATTTTACCCATACTTCATTAGTATCATAATTGACAATATGTTCGTATGGAAATTTATCAGGTAGTTTCATTTTAATTCATAATCTGGATACTTTTCCCTAACCTTATCTCTAAAACGTGCGTTAAATGTAGGTGGATTTAGTTCTCGTTTTTGAGTAATAACTTTATTAATATGGTCTATATTTAAAAGTTTATCAATTCTATCAGTTTTTTTCATTTGATTTTAACTTAAATTGTAATTTTTTTATTTCCAACTACATTTGTATAAACTTTTTTAGGTATTTAGTTAGGCAACAAGTTCAATAAACTCTCCCAAGATTTTCTTATTCATTTTTTTAGAACTCAAACTCCTCGCAAAAGCAGATTTAATCTGAGTTTTGGATGCGTCTTCGGCAACAGAAAATACTGTGCTTGCGTTAAGAGCATTAGAAGAAAGACCAAAGTAACTATGATAACCAGAGGTTTTGATTGAAAAACTCTTTTGTTTTTTCCAAGTTTCCATAATCTTCCTGTGCTCCTCTGCATTACTAACCTGAGAGCGAAGAAAATTACTCACATCTCCTGACTTAAGAATACGCATACCAATAAAATTTACATCTGAGAAATTATCACGAAGATTGCGAATAAGAAGATTAGTAAAATCACAGTATTCGTAATCTTGTAGCCTATAAACATTTCCAGTTTTTCTATCCCTCAAAAATGTATTGCTTGGATTGACAGTATTCAGACCAGTATAAGGTTTATCTGGATTACGATAAGGTTTAATCAAAACGTGTCTTTTTAGTGGTGCTGCTTCACCATCTGTCAGAATTACACACTGAACTTTTTGTAATTTATTTTCGCTTTTGAATTGTGGAATAATTTGATGAAGAGTTACCAAAGTTTCATTCAGTGGAGTTCCAGAAAGTGTCATCTTACGAGGAACATAATATTCTGTTCCATAAGAATTTCGGTGTGTTTTAGCAATCCTATAAATGTTAATCATTTGCTTCTCAAGTTCTTTTGAACTTACTTTACTCGTGAAAATATTCATCAAAGAAAAAGTACAATCAACCTCAAGAAGACCCTCTTTTGCTTCATAATATGAAATTGGAGTAAAAGTTCCTGGCAGATACTGACAACCCCAATCATTAGTAAAAGCATAAACTTCAAATGGAATTGAAACTTTCTTACAGAACCAAATCAGATTATAAAGTTGCTTGATAGTATCAAGAAAAACTTCACCCATTGAACCAGACCAATCAAGAATAAAAATTAGTCCGTGATTTTTTCCATCCGCAAGAGTGGTTACTTTCTTAAAGATATCATCATTATACTTATAAGTATGAAGAATAGACGTATTTAAAATTCCTGTTTTTGAAATTGATGCCCGAGCATAACTGTCTGCTGCTTTGCGGCATTCAAATTCTTTTACAAGATAATTGACTTCTTTTTGAGAAGAACGCTTGAACTTTTGATAATCTTTATCTACTTCATCAAATAATTCTGGATATTGACGATACTCAATTTGGTCCTGCCAACTCTGATTACAGTGGTCGTGAATTTCTTTATTTGATACGATTACCTTTTCCAAATCAACTTTAGGAAGTTCAACATAAGTATTCTCAACTCCAGATGAATTCTTAGCCAAATCACGAATAGAGTTTTCTAAACTCTCCATAGTTTTGGCAATTGGTTCTCCACCTTTTGTTCCCGCATTTGAAGTGTCGGCATCATTGATTTGATTATTTTCACTTTCAGAAGGACTTTGTTTCAGTGAAGGTTTGCTATTACCTTCAGTCTCACTGGTCTCACTGTCTTCATTTACATCATTATCACCTTCTTCCGATGATGTGTCGGAATCAGAATCATCAGATGAACCACCACCATTTTCCTCATGAGAATTAATGGAAGAAATCTTGGTTTGTTCGTCCTGTTTTTGCTTACAATACTTATAAAGTTCTTCTGCGGCAACTAAAACATCATCAAACGTTTCGGTTTCGGCAATCATATCAACAATATGCTGCTCTTCAGCATTAAAATTCAATCTCAGAAAATTACCAATCTTGAAAAAAAGATTTACCCTATCAGCAAGATTATAAGTATCAAGATTGTCATCTTTAATAGAAAAGAAATCCTGGTCGTTGAGTTCTTTATATCCATTATAAAAAGTTTTTGCGAGACCAGCATACCGACGCTTCATTAGTTTTTCTACACGAGCATCTTCACAGATATTTACAAAACTCGGTGGAATGTTGTAGTCTTTGGACCAGTCAATATTGGGCGTTTCACGAGAATGTCCCACTTCATGTGCTACAAGAAGTGAATAGATATTATCACTTGCTTTTTCCCAAAGTGGCAGCGTCAGACAGCGGGTATGAACGTTGAAGCAGGCGGTTTCGACTTTACGATGTTCCACAATAATGTCTTCTGTTGCCAAAAGACGGGCAAGCATACCCTTAATTTCAAGATTGACGGTCATCTGGCGATTTGGTTGCGAATGACGTTATTATACAAAAAAAGAGGGTGGTGAGACCCTCTTGTGTGCCAGTTTGATAAGTGGTTTTCAATCTTTTTTAGGCATTCTAGCACCACTCTTGTGACGTTCCTGTCCTCCCTCATCAGTATAAGTTTCTTTTTCTCTTCTTGGAGAAACATAACCTACACCAGGAACGTTTCCAGTCTGACCCCTATCTCTAGCAGCATTTCTCTCAGCTGCTCTTTGTGCCGCTCTCTTACGATTTCTATCGTATGAACTCATTGCTTCAACAATATCTTGCTTCCACTCCTCACTCATATGAGACATAATATTAATTGCTGCTTTATTTGTATCAGCGTAACCTTCGGCAACTAGGTATTCTAATAGGTAGTTAAAGAGGTTTGTTTCTTTAATAACTTTCTTTACTTTTTTAGGTTTTGTAGTCTTAGGATTATGAACTCTGGCGGGTCCAGCATGTGGCATCAATCTTGGACTTGGTTCAAGTTGAATTCTTTGTGGTGCTTCCTCATCAAGGTTCATATACATTTCATACATATCATCCCAAGTATAATCACTTAAATCATAACCTTCTTCCACAAGAGAATTCACCCAAGTTTCAACTTCTTCTTTTAGTCCTTTTCTTTTTCTTCTTCTAGCAACAGCGGACCTCATTCTTGCTTCTTCATCAGCAGCCTTCTCTGCTGCTCTCATTGCTTCAGGATTACGATGCTTATATGCTCTATCTGCAGCAGCACCAGTAGCATCAATACGTGCGTTTAAAGCATTACTTACAGTTCTATCAGAAAGTTCATCAAGTTGCTCTACTTCTTCATTCACATTAGAGTAAATGGACTGATAGGCTTCATAAAGACCTACAATTTCTTGATCTCTCATTTTTTCTAAAAATACTTTTTAAGTATTTATAAATTATTTTCCTTTTCTATCATTAGTTTTCCCCAAAGATGGTCTATTTCGTGTTGAAGTATTCTTGCTTCTAAATTTTGATAGGTATCAATTCTTGGTTTTCCACTCAAATCACGATATTTAATTGTAATACTCTTATATCTTTTTACTGGAACAAAAGTTTCTGGTATGGATAAACATCCCTCATCACAAACTTCAGTAGTTTCCGAGTGTTTGATAATTTCTGGATTTATAAAACATTTTGGACTTTGATTTATAATGGCAACTACAATTTGCTTATTCACTCCAACTTGTGGTGCGGACAATCCAACACCTTGATTAGAAATCATTGTATCGACCATAGACGAACAAAAAGTCCGAATTGTATCATCAATCTTAGCAATTCTTTTTGATTTTTTTTCAAGAACTTTATCACCGATTTTTCTGATAGTAAGCATAATTATTTCTTCCCCTATCATTTATTATTATTTAACAAAACTAAAAAGCGTCTCGGTTGAGACGCTTTAGAAGTGCTTTTTTTCGAGCATTTGCTTGTCGCAATGCTTGAGGTTTAAGTTTTCGTTTTTGTTCTTTTTTGGAGTGATGAACCCAATTTGGGACTTGAGATGCCACGAGATTTCTCCGTTTGTGTTTTATTATAGCAGAAGAAAAATAAAACTGAAGAATGAGTGTGCCACTTTTAATACTGTCCTCAAACTTCAGCTTTATAAGAAAATCCGTTTTTCTTTTCAAATTTGATGGTGCAATCAAACTTATCTTGTAAATCAGGTTTATGAGAAATTACAAAAACATTCGCATCTTTAATTATATAACGAATAATTTTCAGAAAATTATCAGTTCCAAATTCGTCAAGAGACCCATCAAAAACTTCATCAAATAAAATAATATTAGTATTTACTGAATTTTTAATTCTTGCTATCTCACGCCAAGCAAAAATAAGAGCAAGATTAATTTTTGCTTTCTCACCTTCACTAAAAGAACTATATGAAAAATCTTCATGTATTGGAGATTTTATAGTTTCATTAAATTCTTCATCCAGATGGAAATTGATATAAAAATCCATCATTTGTAGATAACGATTAACTTGTTGATTAATGAACGGAAGATATTTTTTAATAATTTTTGTTTTTACTCCGTCATCCTTAAGTAAGGAATGAGTGAAATCGTAATAAACGATTTGTTCTTTTATTTTTGATAGTTCTTCAAATGTTTTTTGGAGATTTTCCTGAAATTCTTTTAATTTGTCATTTTCAGTATTTCTGTTTTTAAGTTGCTTGGTAATAGTTTGAATTTCTTGTTCCAGGTCTCGTATTTGTCTTTGGTTGGATGAAACCTGAGTATTGTTTTTAGAAATTTCATTATTGAGTTTAGTTATCTCCTTTGATAGAACATTAAATTGACGCTCTCGTTCTTGTTCTGACTTTATAGTTTCTTCAAGTTCTTTAAATCCTTGTTGAAGTTCTCTTGCTTTATTTTGAGCGTCATTAATTCTATTTAATCTAAACTCTTCTTCTATCGTTTGAGTGCAAGTAGGGCATACCGTATTTTTACTGAAAAATTGATGCTCTTTGGTGATTACAGATACTTTTTGAGAGATTTTACCCTTTAAATTGTTAAGCTTTACTAACTTATCACTAGCACCAATAACTTCTTCTTGTTCTTTCGTATATCCAAAAATTTGTTCCTCAATTTTAGAATTCTCAAGCATATAAATGCCAACTTCTTTGTCTAAGTTATCAATCTTTTTTTGATTAGCATTAATATTGGCATTACCACGATTTTCTAATTCTTCAATGAAACTTTTTTGCATCTCAATTTTTTCTTTTAGATTTACTTTAGAAATTTCTAAAGTTTTAATCTGTTCTTTTTGAGTTCTTATTTTATCTTTAATCAAAGAATTCATTACAGAAAAAATACGAATATCTAAAAGGTCTTCAATGACTTCACGACGATGTGCCGCAGGCAATTGCATAAAGGGAACAAAAGTGCTTGAACCCATAATTACGATTTGAGTAAAACTCCGAAAGTTTACCTTAAGAATATTCTCTTCTAATACTTTTTGATTTACACGGTCATCTGCTTCTTTGTGTAAAGGAGAACCATTTACTTCAATATCAAAAACATTAGGTTTAATGCCACGCCGCACAAGATAATTGCGACTATTAACTGAAAACTCAATTTCAACCAAGCACTCTTTTTCATTTACACTATTGATTAATTGGTTTTTATTAATTTTGCGAAATGCCTTATTAAAAAGAACAAAACATAAAGCATCTAAAATTGTACTTTTTCCAGCTCCATTTGTACCAATTATAAGATTTGTATTATGTTTGCAAAAGTCAATTTCAATAAATTGGTTGCCACTACTCAAAAAGTTCTTATAACGAATTTTTTTAAAGATAATCATTTTTTAGGAGGAATTACAATATCGTCAGGAGTAATCACAGCATAGTGATAATTATACATCTTACATGTGTTTATTGCAACATCATCATCAACTTCAACAACATCCATTTCAGTTTCTTCTTGGTCCTCTAACATTAAAGCATAACGAACTGCATCGTCCTTATCTTCAAATAAAAACAAGACCTTACGCCCATATTGGTCTTGAACTGCATATGCACCATCGTCTTTTTTATCTTTAAGTGTGAGAAGAAACATCACTCTACTTCGCAAGCTTGTGAATAAAGGTCTTGAAATATATTTTTAATCTTCTGCTTATCAAATTGAAAATCAGATTCATCAATATACCGATAAAGAATTGAAATTGTATTCTCTTCTTCATCAATCACGAATTCTTCATTTTCTTGTATATCAAAGTTTTCAACAATTTTTAATTCTTGAACTCCAGCACTATAAAGTTTATCAACAAATTTTTCAAAATCTTTTGGTTTTGATTTTTTACGAACAATCACTTTTACAATCTTATTTTGATACTCTGTTGTGTCAAATAACTGATAAGGAGTGTCTTCATAATAAACATTATGAAATAATTTATAAGGATTATTTACTGGAGTATGTTCTAATGTTTCTGTATCAAAAATATGAAAACCACGAGTATCATTTACATCAGTCCAAAACATTTCATAAGGATTTCCCAAATAAAATACTTTTCCATTATTGGAACGAGTATGATAATGACCTGAAAATACTTTAGTAAATTTATCAAAAATCTTTGGATCCATTCCATGGTCTTCCATCAAAAGATTTTTATTCACACGAAATCCATTAAGTTCCAAATGCCCAAAAGCAACTTTCGCTTTTGACTTTTTAATTACTTTCAGTGTCTCATCATAATTTTCAGTGCAAATCCAAGGAACAAGAGTTATATCAATATCTCCAATTCTTGTGTTTGTAGGGGACCTATAAGTTTTGATATTTGGATAATCATTTAAGAGAAGAGACGGTGAATTGATTTCAGTTGAATTGCGAAGGAAAATGTCATGATTTCCCACAATCATATGAACTTCATATTTTGATAGTGGGTCAAGAACTACTCTTCTCGTCCAATCAAGTCCCCCAAAATCAATACTTTTACGATTGTCAAATGCATCCCCCATATGAATGACTGTAGTAACTCCTTCTTTTTCTAAAGTTGGAAAAAATACATTATTATAAAATAATTCAAAATAGTCGTGCATATGCCGAGAGGCTCTTTTAAACGACCAGTGTGTATCTGTTAAAATAGCTACACGCATTACCTACTTCCGCTCCTATAAGAAATGTTGTCTTTGATTGAGTTGTAATCGCTATTATGCCCTGAAAGAAGCGTATCGTCAACCACCATGACTTCATCAAAACCAGTTCTTTCAATGATTTTAGTTTTAATTTCTAACTGTTTTTTTTCTCTTTGTATTCTTCGGAGAAAAGCATAATGAATAATTTGAGTAAAATAGGCAAATGGATTGCTTGATTTTTCTGGGTCAAAATTATGAATATATTGAATTGAATTTTCTATTCCATCTGAAATCATATCTTCACGAAACATATAATTCACAAAGTTTGGTTTATATGATAAGTGAGTAGCAATTTTAAGAAAACATTCTCCTAAGTAATCAGGTATTCGTGGTTTTCCATCCCAATTACCACCCTTTGGAGGGTTTTTCCCATACTTTTCAAAATATTTTTTCTCAGCAACAGAAATTCTAGCACGATAATTAATAAGTGCTTCAAGTAATTCTTTGTTATTTACATAATGCTCTGCTTTTTTCTTTGGCATCTTACATTGTTATTTTTTCTATCAGATATACTTATTATAACACATTAAAGAAAGTATTGACAATATTTGAATATATGAGTAGGATACCTTTGTTGGGTTTGGAGATAGGGTATAGCTAAGCTTTAAATAATACTTAAAGTAACCTATTGAGACTTATAAAGGTCCTCAAGTTTTTTACGAGCATCTTTAACAGAAGAAATATAACCCATCTTAGAAGAAGGTTTTACTTTACCAGAGACAGAAGAACTAATAGCATCTATAATATCTTCATCATTACCACAAATATAATTTTCATATATTGCTATAAGTTTATCATCTTTAGTTTCTGTCATTGTTATAATTTTATCCATACGAATAATAAAAATATCATCATTTGAAGTTTCAATCCAAGATTTTGCTTTTACAAACATACCTCTTTGATTGGTAATTATTTTCATTACTATTGGATTTTGGAGAATAACAATTGGGTCTCCATCATTTTCATCTGTCATAGATACAGCAAATATTTCTTCACCAGATACTAGTTTAATGACAGCATAGAACTCTTCACTAACAGGACTTTGTTTTTTAATTTCTTTTCGTTTTCTTTTAAAAATATTCTTAAGTAGTTTAATCATTTTTGATTGGTATATTTACTATATCGTAGTTAAAGTTTTCTTCATTATAAATTTTAATTCTTTCAATTAAGTGATTTAAGGTATAATTTTTTCTTGACTTGTAACTAATATCATCAGCAATGTCATATAATGTTGCTTTTGTTTTCTGATTACTTTTTCTTAGAACTCTTCCTATTGATTGTAAATTACGAACTCTAGATTTTGAAGGTGAAGCAAAAATAACATTATGTAAATTTTTAATATTAATGCCAGTGCTAAAAGTTCCATAAGACGCAACAATAATTGCGTCATTTTCTTTTTCTGTAATTTCTCTTACTTTTTCTCTATCATCAACATCCACTCCACCATGAATAAAGAATATTTTACGGTTCATAATATTATTACTTTTATTTATTAACTCATATAAAGGCTCTCCGTGTGTTTCTACACGATTAAAAAGAACTAGAGTGTTTCCTTTTAAATCTAAACAAAGATTTTTTATGAAATTATTTCTTTTAGAATGATTAATCAAATATTGAATTTCATCCTCATATGTTTCAAATCTATTTGGTTGATGTTTGAGTAATAAAACTTTAATATCAAGAGTAGCAAGATGACCTTTTTTCATAAGTTCATCTGTGTTAATAATTTTATATGATGGTCCAAATAATCCTTCTAAAACCCATTTATGAGTTTGGGACCCATCAAGAGTTCCAGTAAATCCAAATCTATATTTTGCATTATCACATTTAGTCATTATAGATACTAAGGATTTACTTTTAAAAATGTGACATTCATCACCAACTATCACATTAAATCTGGAAAAGTATTGCTTGGGGAGTTTGTAAATGGACTGCCAAGTGCTGCAAATTACATTTGGTATTTGGTGTTGTATTTTTCTAATTTTCATTTTTAATTTTTTTAATAATTGTATTTGATAATGGTCCTCTTTTTGGAATTTTCCCAGAAAGAATGTAATTGAATGTAGATAAAGAACAATTAAGTACTTGGTCGCAAATTTGTTTTGTAGTCAAATCATTATCAATTGAAATCCAAGTATTACCAAAATCTAAACTATATTCGTACCTATACTTTTTACACAAATAATGATTTTTCCCACTTGTTTTTTCAACTTTTTTCTTAACAATGTTTTTATCTAGCATTGGATTATTTGTTACAAAAATATTTGTTCCATTTTTTTCTCTATTTGATATGGTTTTTTCATGAATTGATTTATTTTTAAATGGGGAGTTTATTTTTGACCATTCTTTCAGTTCTTTAATTCTTTTTTCTTGTAAAATTTGATATAATCTACTATTATAGTTAAAATTTGTTTTTATTGTTTTCATACTCATAGCATTAATAGCACAAAGCATTTTATAATAATCTTGATTTTTGGTGAATTTTGTTAAACATAAATGACATATATAATGTTCTTTTGGCGTTAATTTTATAATATTTTCTTTTTCGTCACTTCCACCCATTGATCTTGGTATTATATGGTGATTTTCTCCTTCAGAAATTGGCGAATTAATTCTATTGATTATTATATTTTTATACCAATTTAAATATTTGTTATTTTTTAATGGTTGATAACCATCTATCGTCAATTTCATCATCTTCGTTCAATTCTCTTGCTAATTTTTTCTTGTTATTTATGAGATTTATAGTTTGATTGCCATCAAACTTATATTGATTGCCATCAACAGTAGTTACATAAACCGATATCGGTTCTCTTTCCTTTCCACCATAAATTTTGTGGCAATATGAACCAACATCCCAACCATAATCTAGAAAATCTTTATAAATTTGCTCTACGAGGGATGTCGTTGGCACAATTACGAGAATATTTTGTGACTTCTCAACGTAATACCTCACAATTCCATAAATCATCAGAGATTTACCCGAAGCAGTTGGAGATATTAATAATTTTCTATTATGTCTTAGAGCGTCGTATACTCCCTCAACTTGATATTCACGGGGAGTATGAGAACAAATAGAATTTAAATAATCCCTTACACCTTCTTTTGAGATATGTTCGTTAACTTCAAAAGGAAGACCATAATACTTATTATCACGAAACTCATAAGTATAATCGTGATTTTTGCAAAAACTTATAACTTTATCTAAAAGACCGATATAAATTTCTTTTGTATTTACATTAAATAAGTAAATTACTCCATCCCACCATTTGTTCTTATAGGCAGGAGAGAATTTAGCGTTTGGAACTTCAAATTGAAAAGCATCTCTTAACTCATAATAGATATGAGGTTCTGTTTCAATTTGCAAATATACTTCATTCTTTTTTGATATAATCAAATGGGACATTCATAAAATATCAGTTATGAATATTTATTTGTAATAAAAAAACTTGTTTTTAATAATTAAACACCAGGAATAACTCGATTAAGACGTGAATTTGGATGATCATGCAATCTTTGTGCAATTATAGCGGGAATACCCGAATTCGATCCTAATGGGACTATAGGTTTAATAGGTCCAGCAGAACCACCCGCTCCTGGTTTTAAAGAGCGATTAAAAAATGGTAATGGATTATTTTTGTTTTTTGTAGGTGGATTAGTTTGCTCCATACAACTATCTAAAAACTGATTAAAGGTCTTCATTTCTACTTAAAAAACTTTAATATTAATATTTAGTTATACCCAGCCGTGAATTTCATAAACTCAATGCTATTTTTAATTTGATACGATCTATTTGATATGACTTTAATTATGTCTTCTAAAAACTTAAGCATCACATCATAATATTTGATTTTCATCTCCATTCTAGAAATCCTCTCATCAGCGTCCATATGCCTCTGTAATGCCTCTTTGTCTCTTACTTTATAAGGGAATGGTTCTTCAGCATAAACCTCTACAGGTGCCTTTCCAGTGTAGTAATTGTAGCGTTCTAATCTGACCTTATTGTAAGTATCTAATGCTTTTTCTTTTAGTAAAGTGATGGTATTATAAATCGTATAATACTTAGAATGAAGTTGTGAAATTTTTAAAGATTCCTCATGCAAATTGTCTGGATCAATAATGCAATCTTTTTCCCACATTTCTTGTATTTTTTCCAAATCCATAATAAATTAATTCAACTACTTTAATTATAACCTTTTTCCTTCGTTATTTGAAATGTTGTATATTGTGTATTTAAAAGTTACCTCCGCTGTAAAATATTGAATATCAGTTTGAGTTGCATCAAATTCTAAAGAACTTAATGAAACTGGAAATAAATCTTTAAAATTAATTTTACGAAAAGGATTAAAATTGCTATTTAAAATATGAAGAGTTCCATCACTATATGCAGATTTAGGATCTTGCTCTCCATTTTCTGTAGTAATTAAATCTTTATATTGTTTTGTTGTTTCTGGAAATCCAAGACCAGTAATCCAATTATGAATTATCATATAATTTTCCATATTTTCATCTACAAGAAATCTTAAAGTAAAATCGCCATAACTTGGTTTTGTTCCAGGAATATCTAAATCCTTTAAATAATTATCCTGAATGACTGTGGTTAAAGTGATTTCCGGTATTCTTGCTGAATTACAAAAAAATCCCACCTTAGGTTCTTTTGCTAAAGTAAATTTAAAACCAACTGGTGATAAAAAATTTCTATTTTGTATTTGATTTGCAAATGGGGATGCCATTAATTTTTATTTTTATTTAGATAAAAAAAGAGGGGATTTCTCCCCTCTCTATTTGAATTATAATTAACTTATAATCATCACATTAGGTTTTGTACTCTAACTCTTCTATAGTACACGTTAGCGTTAGTAGTAAGAGCACCTTGACCCTGTTCTAGACCCTGAGCGAATGGATTGGCAACCATTCCATAACGGGTCTTAAATCCAATTTTGGGTTGGAAAGTATTCTCACCAACGGCACGTACCATCTGGAGAGGTACATAAGGGCAATAGAAAATACCAGCGTCATAAGGACTTGAACCCTTATAACCAACAACATAGAACTGATTAGCAGCTACGTTTGCGGAATATGGGTCAATATAGACACGATACTTACCCTGAAGAACACCAGCAAAAGTATTGCCAGTATCATCAACGTTGAGATTTGCATTTAGAGCAGGAGTATAATCGAGAACTCCAGCCATTGTAAGTGCAGAAGCAACGTCAGCAGAGCAAAGGATCATATTACCCTTCCCTCTACGAGTTTGCTGGGCGATTGCGTTGGCATCTCGCTCGATTTGGAAGATTAAACCTTTGAACTTTTCTACAGACCAACGACCGTTGGAGTCAACATCAAGGTCAAAAGTACCAGCAGTAGCAGTGTTTGCTTGGGCACCAGGCTTAGCAACCTTATAGATGGTACGGATGACTTCACGGTTGATTTCAGCAAGAATTTCAGTGCTGAGGATATTTGCTAACTCAGCTTCTGCATTTAGACCGTGAATTGCCTTGAGGTCCTGAGCGAGTTCTAATGAATACTCAGCCTTGAGGGCACGTGACTTAGCAGTTACAGTTACTTTCTCGATTGAGAATGCCATCTGGTTGAAGTGATCACTTTCACCTAAACCTTCGGCATATTCAGTTCCCATTCCCTGACCAACGTTATAGGCATTTTCGCCAGAAACGTTGTTTGATTGACCCCAAGGAACTGTTGGATCGAGAACTCCGGGATTGCTGCCTTTTTGGGCAGTTGTTCCCATACCTACGGTTCCACCAGCACCTACTCTTGATGCATCAAAAGTGCTACTCTGACCAGAGAATGCTGAATCAACTTCGTTATAGAAGGTTTCAGCACCAGTCATGTTCTTATAGCGAGAACGCATTGCGAAGATCAGTCCAGTAGGACCATTCATTGGTTGAACGCCGCAAAGATCATAAGCGATCAAATTGGGCATTGAACGGCGGATAAGGCTGATAAGAACTGGATCAAAACCAGCGGTAGGACCACCAGCAAGTGATGCAGCACCAGAAAATCCGGCGACACCACCAGAAGAATTGGTGCTAACAGTAGGAGCTTCAAAAAGGAACTCACGCTCTTCACGGAGAGTTCTTTCTTGGTTTTCTAGCAGGATTGCGGTTACAGCTCTGCGATGTGAATCTTTGATAGGATCAAGACCTTCGTAATCCAGGAGCGGGGACCACTTCTCCTGCAATTGTTCTGTATTGAACATTTGCATTTTTTTTACCTCTTTAAGAAATTTAAGTTTGATTTATGATTTTGAAATCACTTTTTAGAAACTCTTGAAAGTGTCTGAAGATAAGCATTCATAGTATCACTAACTGGTTGTGACATATAAACATCAGTTTCTTCTGACAAATTTTCAACAGTATTTCTATGAGTTACAACGTCTCTTTGGGGAAAATATGATTCCTTTAGAGTTAGAAGTTTCTCACGATAGTTGTCTTCACTATCAAACTCAACATTTTCAGCAAGAGAAGCGAGTTTATCCTTCTGAGAAAGTGCGAGACCCTCAGCGACATCGGCAAAGATTACATCAGCAACCGACTCTGCTAATCTTTTGTTAAGAGCAACGTTTCTATGAATTTGCTCGTTGAGTTTTTCTTCCATTTCATCAAGTTTATCTACCATACTCTCGATAACATCATATCTATCTTCAGGGATTGTTACATAATGATCTTCAAAAAGTTGCTTCATTCCAGTAAGGAATGATTCGGTCATTTCAGTTTTAAGACCGTGCTCAACTGCAAGTGCATTCTCTTGAATCCACTCGTCAGCAACATACTCAAGATATGCATCAACACGATCTACAAGGCTTTCTTTGATTGCTTCGATTTCTTCTAATAATGCTTGCTCGTAAGAAGACTCAAGTTCTTCTTTAATTTCAGAAACTTTAGAACGAATAGCGGATTCAAAAATTGTGCGTGCTTTTTCTTGGAACTCTTCAGAGAGTTCTTCACCAGCAAGAAGAGCATTGACATCTTCTTCAATGTCAAATTCTTCTTCCATTTCTTTCTTTTTCTTAGAGTGCTTTTTACCACCCTCTTCCTCTTCTTCTTCCTCTTCTTCTTCCTCTTCTTCTTCCTTTTCTTCAGCGGCTTCTAAAAGTTCATCTTCATCTTCATCATGTTCTGCATCTTCTTTTACTCCTTGACCCGGAGTAGCAACAGGAGTTGCCGAAGTATGTGGAGTTTCGGCAGCAGCTGCCTTTGCATTTACAACATCTCTTACTTGAGCAAGAGTTGCTCCTGGAGTTTTAAGTGCTGCAGAATCGTCATCGGGACGATAATTTTCGGGTGTTGGACCTCCGAGATCTTCCCAAGCACCAGTTTGCCCTGGAATCATAACCCCAGAAGCATTTTGAGTGATGTTGTGCATTGGTTCGGCAGGTGCAGCCCCTTTGGTTACTACGTTTTCCATTTCTTGTAAATTTCTACCAACGGACATTTTAGAATTATTGTGTTATAATCTATATTTATTTATAATTTATAAATTTGAAAGAAATTCTTGAAACAATTGAACTTTATGTTCTTCAAGAATTTTTTGATCTACTAATGTATTAATTTTACGCTTTGTAGATTCAACAAGTTTTTCACGAAGAATTCCACCATCCCAGCACCATTCTTTTCCTTCAAATATTCCTTGAACAAAAGCATCGGGAGCAGAAGGATCGGCAACAATATCAGCAGCAGTAGCAAGCATAAAATCTTCACCAACAATTTTATGACCTTCATTAGTCATTTTAAGAGAACCAACACCACGAGAAGAAACTCCCAAGCAAACTCCTTCATTGATAAGTGCTTTCGCAATTTTACCCATAGGAGTTTCTAAAAGCTGTGCTTTTCCAATAAAATTAGATCCTTCACATCTTAAGGATATAATTTTATGAGAAACACGATCTAAATTTACAGTTGGTCCATCTGGATGTCCCAATTCACCAAGAGCACGACCTTTATTAATAAAAGATTCAGTATATCTCTTTACCTCACGAGAAAGTGTTGGTAAAGGATACATTCTTCCATTACGATTACAAATATCACCTTGAAGAAAAATTCCTTCAATAAACGTTTTTTTCTCAGGTCCTTTACCTTCAGTAATAAACTTTACTTTTTGAGCTTCTTCTGTGATGAGTTTCATTTTTATTCGGATACTAGAGTAACTACTTCTGAAATATTAAAAAATGTACTTGGATTATAAGTTAAACAAGAAACTTTTACACTTTTATAAGCACTTGCACCTGAAACATTCGGTGAAATTGCCGAAGAACTATCAAAATCAACTGTAATTGATGTATCATCATATGCGACAATTGATTTATGTGTAGTATTAATTCCTGCTGTTGCTGCACCTTCAATTGTTATATAATCTGTTACTACAAATGGATTTCCCGCATTTTTATCAAAAATTAATTTTGTAGTAGTTCCAGTGACAATTCCAGCAATCACTTGTCTCTTCATAATTTCTTTAATAATATCTTCATTATAAGATTGAATATGAAAATTGTCTTGAGTGGCAACTGGATTTGTTCCAATTGCAATATGTCCATCAGATGAACCTAAAGTAGATCCAATAGTGATTCTCAAATAACCACTTTTAAGTGCAATAGGAACACTGGTTGCAGCAATACCAACTGACGGAGAAATTCTAGGAATACTTGTGTCTTGAACTATTTTTATTGCCATTATTCTGCATCTCCATCAAACATCAGGGAAGCGACTTCGGGACGAACATAATCTACTTTTTCAAGAGCTTTGGTATAAAGTAATTGTTTAATACTATCGGAAATATCAGAAGCTGAACCATCAGTTGCAATTAAATCAATAAGTTCTTCCATAAAGATTAATCTATATTTATAAGATTATTTATAGTATTTGAAAATTAAATTTTTCCACCTTTAGGTTCAATCGACACTTCTGGTGCTTCTGGTGCTAATTGATCTTCAGGAATTTCTCCAAGAGCTGGTTGTTCTCCGACTGCACCTTCTGGTGGTGAAGATTGATCTTGTGGAATGGGATTTCCCATTTCATCAGTTGGTGCGTTTGGATCTGGTAAAATACCTTTTTGAATCTCATCCTCAATTTGATTATCAATTTCAATAATTTCCGAATCAGTTTGACGAAGAATTTTTTTGCGAACATATTCTGTAGAATAATATTTGCCAATATATGGTTCTATTGTTGTGGCAAGAGTAAGACGATTGGTGAGGAGTTCTCCTTCCTTCAACTCCGCAAAATGATTATCATAAAGAAAATCATATTGAATATGATCTTCCATTACTTCCCAATCTTCTGGAGTTACTACATTCTTCAACAAAAGTTGAGTGCGAAGCATATCATTAAACAATTGAGAAAATCTTTTTCTCAATCTTCCTACAAACTTAGAAAACTTAAGTTCATCTCTCAATATTTCTGATGATCTTCCGAGATTAAATCCATCTCCCCCACCAGCAATTCTTGATTCTGGAACACCTAAAGCTCTATATAATTTCTTTTGAAAATATTCAATGTCTGAAAGTTCTCCAAGATTTTGTCCTCCAGGTAATGTTGTGATTTCTGTTCCTCTACCACCTTCACGACGAGGAAGCCAAAAATCTTCAAGCATTGACATAAATTTGCGGTCATCACGAACTTCACCTGTATTTGCGTCATAAACAAGTTTGTTTCTATAACGAGACATAACTTCTTTAAGATATTGCTCGGCTTTTACTTTAGGTAAATTGCCAACGTCAATATAGAAAATACGACGTTCTGGGGCTCTTGATAATCTATAAATTACAAGGGAATCTTCAATCATTCTCAATTGATTGAGTGCTTTAATTGCTTTATGAAGATATGATAAGACGGTTCCTTTATTTCTATCTACAAGTCCGGAAGTACAATAAGTGATTGAATCTTTCGCAATTTTTATAGACCCCTTTGCTGCTCCAGTAAGAGCACCTGACATTGGATAATTTGGCATTGGAGAATATATGAAATATTCTTCAATGTCACTATAACTCAGTTCTGTATTTGTAAGATTTGCATTGGCAGTGAGTCTGCTTACTATCGGTTCGCCATTTTTTCCATTTGTTTTCACTTCCTGTCTCACATGTTTCATCTTCATTGGATCAATATATCTTAATTCTTTGATCCCCTCATGAGGTTTTTTAATATCAATTACTTTTAAGTAATAAAGTCTTCCATCAACATACCAATTTCTAAAAATTTCATGGCATTTGCGATCAAAATCCATCATTTCTTTGATGGATTTGAATTCATCACGGATAATTTGCTTTAACTTATCACTTGCATTCAAATTTGACAATTCAATTTCTACTGGAGAATCATATAAATCACTTACAAGTGCTTCATTGACAACATCTTCTATTGCAGAATCACACTCTGGATGCAGTGCCATTTCCCTATAACGACGCATCAAGTCAAATTCAGTTCTATAGACACCTTCAATATCTACATATTGACCGTAAAATCCTGACTGAATAAAATAATCAACCCCGTCCTCATTAGTTTGAGGCACGGGGGAAATTATTGACTTAGATTTTTTTTCCTTATCCTCAATTGAAAAACCAAAAAGTTTTGCCATATTATAAAATTTAAACTTGCTGTTAATTTATTTAGTTAATATCAATACCACCAGCAACAGCAGCATTGCCTTTAACTGCTTCCCACCAAAGAACTTGCATTTCTACAGTAAATTCTTCAATTCCTTCAGTATCATATGAAAGATTAATTGGACTAATTTGAGTTGGGAATATATCATAAAAATGATAAGCTCTTAAAGTTTCACCACTACGATCTAATTGATATGCAAAAGCATCTGCATGATAAAGAGCTGGATTTGTGACACCAGTATTATCCGATACACGGTTAATTTTATTCATCCAGTTTTCAAAAGCAGAACGAAGAGCAAAATCGGTATCGTTAATAACTGTAATAGTCCAACTATCAAAAGTTCTATCTCCAGCTACTTGCAGAGTTCTTCCTCTAAAAGCAACGGGAAGTGCAGCTACATTTGAAGCAGGAAGATTCGCAGTTTTAATCAAAAATCTCAATTTATCTAAAATTGTAGCATCAACTTTTGCCACATCTGGGAATGATAAAACAATTTCAAAAAGATTACTTCTTGTGCCACCACCTGTTAGCCTACTTTTGAAATCAGTAATCTTCCTCAAAGGAGGTGGATTAAATTGTGTTCTAGTTGCCATAATTTTTTAAACCTCTAAATTAAAAGTTACCGATTACTTCTTGGAAATCAACGCCAGTCTTAGTAGCGATGAAGGTCAGTCCAATGAAGTTAATTGACCTTGCTGGTTTGATGTAGATATCAGCAACAAATTCATTACTGTCAATTACAGCAGCTGTGTTATTTGTTTCATCACAAACAACAACATAATCAAAAATTCCTCTCTTTGCTTGAACATCCCTTAGGAAAGGCTCAATAGTATTTACAAAATTTGTTCTTGTAATTTCATCATTAAATTCAAATAAGATATCCTTAGCAGCTGCAGAAATTGCTTCTTCAAGATATAGGAATAGGCGACGAACATTAATTCTATCAAATGCTGATGCTTTTCCGTATCCGGTTTTGTCACCAAATAGGATAATGCCAGCTCCTGGTGAAAATACAACAGGATTAATTCTGTTGCTGTAAAGACGATCTCTTTGTGTCTTAGTTGGATTGTAAGGAAGTTTAACTGCGTTTAAAATTGCACCTCTACTTGTTCCTGCTGGGGAATACCATGGGAAACTATTAATATCTGTACGAGCACAAAGACCAGCAATATCACCATTTAATGGAACATATCTAAATGTATTACTAAATCTATCATACATGTACTTATATCCAGAATCAAATACGGCATAAGTTGTTGAAGCAATAGATGAGAAGTAACTGATTATATTTGTTGTAATTTCCTCAGCGGAATTTACGCTCACCGCAGTTTGAGATGAGGTATTAGTAAGTATAGAACCTCTATATGGAGAAATAAATGCAATAGCATCTTTTCTTAATTCAGCAACTGAAATCAATCTATTTGCAAGTTCTTGTGCGGTTTCTTTTGTATAGTTTGCCGATCCCATTAATAGAAAATCAATTTGGAAATTTTCCGTGCTTTCAAACAAATCATAACCAGCTGCCAAAGCACCAACAGTAGCAGTTAATGCACCAGATGTTGCAATGTTAGTTTGACCATTATAATTTACTCCCCCACTTAAAGTATAAGTATTAGATCCAGCAGCACCAAATATAATATTTTCAATTGGCTGATCCCAACCAATATCTGATACTAAATCGAATTCACCAGAATCAAATCCTGTAGTAACTACTCCTACTGGCTCACTTCCCCCAAAAATATATCTCGAATTTTCGGCAAGATATTTTCTCCAATAAGAAACAGAACCAACAGAGTATAAAGCATCACTACCCTTAGAAAGACTTAAATGCTTTTCTAAAATTGTTCCTGCATTACCAGTTATTGTTCCTGCATCATCAAATACAACAACATGAAGTTCATCAAATCTAGATCCTCTTGCTGCAGCATATTCGGAAGTTCCGGGTCTCGGAGCAACATTATCCCAAGAAATAGTTGTTCCTGAAAGAGAAATGGTTTGCTCGTTAAACCAATCCAGTTCAGTTGAATATGACCTTGTTGTAAAAGCAGTTCCTACTGCGTTGGTGTGAATGCCAAGAGATCCAGTTTCAACAAATGAATAATTACCATTTTGTTGATAATCTACTGTTACTTCTGTTCCTGCGGATGAAACTCTACTAAGAACTTTAACTTCAATACTACTTACACCAATTCCAGTTACAATACCCTTTAAATAATGTGAATTAAGTGAAAGTGCAGCACCACTCGTAGAATCTGTTTTTCCACTTAAAGATTGTGTTACCCCATATCCAACAGAAATTACAGAAGTGTCAATTCCGCTCAAAATTTGATCTGCCTTTCCATCAATTATTGCAACTTTTACCCCATTTCCCCAAGATCCTGGATTTCTAGTTGCAAAAGTAACACCAGTAATAGTGTTTTCATCATAACCAAGTTGAAGATAATGGTCAAAACTTTTAATTTTTACACTTGAAGCGGCACCTACAAAAGCATTTCTTAAATCTGCATCATCTGCTCTTACAACCATTAAATTTCCACCATACGCTAAGTATGATGATGCTGTCAACCAAGTCTCATATTGACTATCTATGGTGTATGACTGACCAAAAGTTTGTAGTAAATCATTTTCATTTTCAACTAAAGTTGGTTCTTCTATGGGTCCCTGAGCAAAAGGTCCTACAATTGCACCGGTAATATTAAAAGAAGGACCAACTCTTCCCAATGTTAAATCAATTTCCCTTACTACAATTCCAGGAGATGCTAAATTTAGCGGCATCTTTATTCTCCTACAAATCCAGAATTATCTAAAAGTATTTATAAATTCTACTTTTTTATCAATTACTTATATTTAATTATCTATATTCCCACATATAAGAACGATCACCATATTCGTCTAAATTCCATATATCTGTAGTTTGTAATTTGTTTTCTTCGGTGGCAAATACCCATTTCTCACCTGTTTTTTCCTCAACAACAACTTCCATATCATCCAAACCATCAGAAATAAATCCAAATGGTGACATGTCTTGTTCTATTTGATTTTTTTGTTCTTCATAAATTCTCTTACGAACATCATTATCCGTCATTTCTTTAAAATAATCCTGAGCAACTAACCAAGAAAAAATTACAAGACACATTGCCAAATCATCATTACATCCCTCTTCTGCTTCGAAAGAATTATGTCTTTGCGAAAACGTTGTTAATTCTGAAATAATATCATAATCACTAATCAACAATTTATTATCTTCTATAAGTAGTTTTAAATTTGAACAACCCAATTTTTTAACTGAAGCTGTCATACGAACGCCTAACTGAGATTTTTTTCCACTAAATCCAGATCCAACGATTTGCCCCGCTCTTCCCCTCATAGAACACATTAAAATATTGTCATACTCAAGATCAAAATGCAAAATATTTGCTACTTGATCTCCAATATCATTTACTTCAATTAATACCCAAGCATTATTATATCCTCTAGCAACTTCATTAATAATACTTGGAAACAACATTGGTTTAATTTCATTATTGTGGTACTTACCTACTACTCTGTATGGAAACATTGTTATATCAAAAATAACAAATGCCGAAAAATCATTTCCAAGACCACGAGCAACATCAACTGTAATTAAATAATTGTTTTCTTCATTTGGGTCTTCATAAATGTCTAAACCAGCATTTCTTGTTATTGGATCATCATAAACAAGAGTTTTAAGTTTTGAGGCATTTATAAGTGTATTAACAGACCCAAGAAACTCAGTTTCAAATTCTACACGAAATTGTTGTTCTGAAGTATTTGCAATTGTCTGCTCCTTCCATTTATCGTCTCTACCAGGCACTTCCGACCAATGAACGTCTGTAGTCACATATTCGTTTCTACCCCTCTCAGCGTCATGCCACATACGGTAGAAGTGGTTCATACCACGAGGTGTGGATACGATAATTACTTTTGTGCTTTTTCCAGACGATATAGTAGGATAAACAGAGGCAAAGAAGTCATCAGCAATGTGATTCGGGATAAATGCGAACTCATCCAAAAAGATGATATTATACGATCCGCCACGGACAGCAGATGCAGACGTAGATGCGGCGATAATTTTTGATCCATTTTCTAACTCCAAACTACCTCTATTCCATTGAAGAACTCCTTGTTGCATCCATTTTGGTAAATTTTCATAAGCAAGTTGTAATCTTTGAAGCAAATCTCTTGCTGTGGATGCTTTGTTCGCAAGAATTGCAATATTTACATTATCATTAAAAACGGCATAATGCAATAAGTAAGCAACTGCAGTCGATGACTTTCCGGTTTGACGTGGCATCTTGCAGATATTAAATCTATGCTTATGAAAATTTTGAATCAATCTTTCCTGAAACGGATATAAATTAAAAGGAACTAATCCATAATCAAGAGAAACAATTTTTAAATAAGTTTTCGCAAAATATACTGGATCGTCTTTACACTTCAAAAATTCAATGATCTGCTCTTGAGACCATTGTATAGTAGTATTTGCTCTCTTTAGATTTGGATTAGAAAGATAAGCATCTTTCTGGTTTAGTTGGATATCTTGAATTGTCATACTCAATCTTCCACATAAATGAACGTAGCACTAGCAGCAGTCATATTACTTGAAGATGAAACGACTGCTGTTAAAAAACTATTGGGCGGAATGTCAATACCAATTTGAGACAAATCAACGTCAATAGTAGAATTATCCGTCATATGATATGCAGCAATTGGAGGTGCCGATTGTGCTGGTAAAATAAACAATCCAGTACTATCTTGAGTTGCATAAAGAGATGCATTAAAATCTGCTTGAGTTGTCCATCTCAAATAATTTGTTACTGTTGGATTAAAGTATATGTATATGATTGCCGGGTCACCTGCGGTATTTACTGAAGCAGTAAGTCTTTTGGGAATTAAATCTCTAGTGTTAATTTTATTTTGATAAATGAGTTTATTTTTAATAGAAATGAGATGATAAAGAGAACCAGGAGAGTTCATTGAGTCAGTCCTGGTTGCAGTCGCAGAATATGGAAGTCTTGTTTGTTGAACAATTCCTTCAATAGCACCAAGAAATGAAGATCCAGTACAAGTTACAACACCACTTGTAGGAGATCCCAAGTTTGCTGCGACATATCCAACCTTCATTGATGGATTGTCTAAATGTGGAAACTCATTTCTATTTGTATAATGTTCGTGATGGAAGAAGAACATATCCCCATTACTAGGGTTCTCAATCGCATAACGGATTTCTCCAGCACCTAACCAACGGAAGTTGATTTGATATACATTCAGTTTTGATGGATCTAAAGTAACACCAGAATATCCAGTTCCATCAAGTTTATCTAAATTAAAGTCTTCTTGAAATGTCCAGTATTCTGTTTGCGCTACGCCAGTTTGATTTGTTGTATTTGTAAATGTTATTGTTGTGGTACTAGTTGCATTAAATGTACCATTTTGTGGACCAAGAGATGTTGCTAAAAACTTTATTCTGGTTTGATCATATTCAACTACATAACGAGCAGTAAATGCTGGTTGAGATACTAATCCTTGTACGAGAAGAGCAATATTTCCAGCAATAGTTCCCGCATTTAAAGTTACAGCAGTAAAAACAGTTCCATTGAGAGTAACCGTTACATTTCCGTCTGCCAACGCACTGAAAGTAAAACCTTGAATATGTGCCTTACCACCATTGGCACGAAGAACACCAAACTGCCCGTTGGTATGAGCATATCCAATTTGAACTGCTTGCTCCTGATTGAATAATCCTGCCCTTTGAGTAAATCCTACTGGATTGGAAGAATATGCTGCAGTAAATCTACATACCGCACCTTGTCCAGGACGATATCTAAGGAAGTTAGTACTTCTAAGAACACCATAAGAATTAGCATCTGTTCCAGCACCAACTCTAAATCTGGAATTGCCATTTGTAGCAATTCCACTAGAACTAAAAGTGAATGTTTCAAACTCTCTTGGATCTAATCCATAGACAGCATCACCCTGAACTTTTGGTGTAATGGGAATTGCAATGTTCTCACCAAAAGCAGATTTAGAGCAAGCACTTTCATTTAGAATATTTCCATACTCATCAGCACGAAGATAAACCTCATGAAGTGTTCTTTCTTGATTTAAATAATCTTGTTCATTTTTATTCCACTGGGCCATACTTTAGTCTCCTACTTAATCTGTCCAAGAATATCTTTCTGGTTGGTATCTTTTAGCACTCTTTATATTTAATGAACTTTGTGAGTGTGGGTAAATATTGTGAACAACAGCACCTGGATATTCGTTTTGGAGTTGTTCCGTTAATTCATTTTTAGATGTAATTCTACCCTCAATTACCATTCTATATAATCTACCTTTCCAAACTACATCAGCAGTAAAAGATTCTTCTACAGATTGATGAGTTTCTGGAGAATTTAAATAAAGATTTCCATTAAAATCTCCTGCAATATTAACACTTTCTGATAGGAATTGATTAAAAGATTTCATTATCCGCACCTCCAACGACGAAGTGCTTTATTAATTTTTGAATCGAGATCTCTTGCTGTTTTTGTTGAAGTGAGTTTTGATTTCATTCCGGTCATACGTCGGCAAAATGATGCACGCCGTTTTGCTCTTTTGCCTTTTGGGCTTTTTTCTGTTACTGCTGTTTGTAATTTTGATCCTGGATTTTCACTACGATATGCTTTTACGGCAGCAGGACTTAATCCATCAGTTTTATCTTGACGATTAACTTTTTGCCAATCTTCATTTAAATTTAATTCTTCTCTCCAATTAGAGTATTCTTCTGCTTTTACACAGCGATTATAAGTTTTTCCAAATAATTTCTGGGTTCCTTTTTTCTCATATCCAGGCCAACATTTTTTTGCTTCATCAATATCATGCTCACCACTATCAATATAATCCGCAGCAGCATCTATATAATCTGCTGCTTTTGTAATTTTTGATTGAACCCAAGCTTCAATATTTCCTTCGCCTTTCATTTTTTTACGAAGTCTTTTGGCAGCAGAAATTATAGTTGAAAGTTCTGAACGAGCCATCGAATGTTCATGATCACGCTCCTCTGGAATATTTCCGGGGTGAGGACTATTTGCGTGATAATGTGGATTTGACATTACTACATCAGATAATTTTGATGGCAATGAAAACATATCCCAATATTTTGGTCCATATCTACATTCACTTCTTGTTTCATCTTTTTTACATTTCGGGCAGTACCTAATCATTTGTGTTTCCTCGCTTTTAGTTCCCCAATTTGAAGCACCAACTTTACGACATTTGACTAATGCTCCTGAAGCATAAGCACTAGGCCAAACATCATATCTTGATTTTACTTTATGATAACAAGCATCTTTTTTTCCACTACCTTTTCCAGGTTTATCTTTTCTTGCTTCGTTAAGTTCCATTGCTTCTTTAATTCCTGGTTCTGCTTTTACATAGTTGGGATCTTTTTTACCTTTTGCAAATGTGGAAACCATTGTTGGTTTTGCTCCACCAGATTTTGCTTGTTGTCCTCTATCTTTTTGTCTTTTTCTACTAACTGCAGATCTTATAAGTGATTCTCCCCTTTTACCTTTTCTTTTAAGTGCCCTTAATCTTGCACTACTAAAACATTTAGGAGTTTTAGTTTCACCAGGTTCATTAGCACAAGGAGAACCATCTGCTTGAACCCATCCAGGTTTTCCTCCCTTTGATTTGGAACCTTTAAACCAATGATGAAGTGTTCCTTCTTCCAAATCTTCAACCCAATCATCTGGCGTTTTGCCATTTTTACTCACAAAAGCATTATGTAAATCTTTTGCCGTCACATCATATTCTTTCATAATACGACGCATTAGTTTATCAATTGAAGAATAAGAAGTATTTTTTAATTTTTTTAATTCACTTTCAAGTTTTTCAACTGCACCATCTTCTTCACATCCACAATGTTCTTTAACATCTTTGAACTTTTTATGTTCTTTTTTTGCAGATGCCTCCATTTTTTTTAAACGAGTATAATAATCTGGTATTTCATCGAGATGTTGAAGAGCAATGTCAGTAGCTAGGTCTTTATCTTTAGTATGTTCATGTTCAATTGGAACTCCCATTTTAAGTTGATTCTGTACAAAAGAAACATCTAGACGGTGTTTCTTTGCAATTTCCTCTACACTTTTATGAGACTTTAACTTATGCACTATTACTAAAAATAATTACTCTTTATTATTTAGAAATTGTTGTTTGAGTAATTTTGATAATTCTGATGTAGATCCAATAAAAACAGCATTATTGGTTACATTTGTTGGAGATTTAACATTTTGATCTTCTACATCTTTAAGTTTTTTCTGTAAATCAATAAGTTTATCTGTTACATCACTTACAGATTTAATTAATTGACCTGCAACTTCATACGCTCTCGGACTTCCACCTTCTTCTGCTATTTCCATTATTCCGTTAATTGCATCTTGACCCTTTTCAATTAATGAATAAAGATTTGCTCTAGTATATTCATAATCTTTTTTTAGATCTTGAGTATTTTCTCTAGGTTCTTCAATTTTTTGGGGTAACACTTGTTTTTCAACCTCTACAATTTCACTCTTGATGTTCAACGCATCCTCTAATTTCTCATAATTTTTTTTCATAAAAATCAAATATCAGATTGGCGAGTTGGACTATAGGTTTTTGCATCTCCCAAATATTCCCAATTTTCATTGAATCCAAAATCATCACCTGGTTCGGCATCAATTGGATCTGGTGTAACTGTATATCTCATTTCTCTCTTTGCAATATTTGTATCTGTTCCAGCATACAAATCAACCTGAGCCTTGCGAATAAGACCATCTGTACTTTCCGCAATTGGACCAAATAAATATACTTTAGCAGTAAAGTTTAAAGTATAAATTAACGCTCTACGAGAAGAAAAGTCGCCTTCATAATCATCAGTAAATGAAACACTATCCAAAACAATAGGTATATCTCTTTTCTCACCAATAGAATTAATTAAATCAATAGTCATATTGAAAGAAGGTTGAAAAAATGGTAAAATTTGCTCTACAATTTGTAAAGCATCATCATTTAGTTTAGCAAGAATGCTCAATTGAAATCCAATATTATATGGAACTGGCATATAAACTTTCTTTAAATTTTCTCCGTCTAATGCCTTAAATGACTGGGTAATACCAGATTTTCTAGTTGAATCGTAAGAAATTGAAACCATTTCAAATGACATTCTTGGTAATGTAATTGCAATTGGTTTTGTCAGTTGCTCTTGTTGTTGAATTTTTGCTACAAATTTTTGTATAGGACCATATCCAAGAGGAACTTTTGTGTCATCAATAATTTCATCATTTCTATCTTTATGGCGAATGTAAATATTATTGAAAAGAGTTCCAAATCCAATAATAGTTTTTCTTATAATTTCATGATAATAGTAAGTTCCTAGCATTAATATTCTCCAAATGGATTTCTTTCTGAAAAATCTATAATTGAATCTGCTTCAATTTCAATTTGTTTATTCTGTTCATATGTAGTATCATTACTATATGTATCGTAAGATTGAACTATATATCTAGCTGAAGAAATTGTACCTACCACAATTTCTCCAGGGAAAAACTTACCAGTATTTATAGATACTTCTAATTCTACTGGAGGATTTGTCAAATTTTTATCAAATCTTTTTGTAAAGTTTCTCACTACAGCTACTGTTCCGGAATCATTTCCAATAATTGTTTCATTGTAAAAATAAGTCCCAATTCCAGTTGAAGGGAGAGAAGAGAAATCAATAGATGGAGGAGACGAATAACCCGACCCAGAATTAATTATTCTAATAGAAGAAACTCCACTATTAGAATCTATAAAAGATTGCAAAATTGCAGTATTTCCTATTCCAGATGGAGCGGAAACTGTAATTGATGGTGGAGAAGTATATCCATTCCCTTGATCATTTATTACAACTCTAGACACTCCAATATCACCAACTAATCCAATAGAACAAGTTGCTGCTGCTCCAGTTCCCCCGCCCCCACTAATAATAATTTTTGGTGGAGTTATGTAACCACTTCCAGAATTTGTCAATAAAATTTTATCAATAGATCTAATTCCACCTACATTTTTTGTAGTTGCTACGGCAGTTGCAGTTACACCACCAGCTGGTGGTGGTCCTATTGTTACTGTTGGTGTTCTACTATAACCTTTTCCATCATTATTTAAAAATATTTCTTTAATATATCCAGAAGATAAAATTGCAGAAGCTTCCGCAGGTTTTGCAATTCCAACTAAATTTAAAGTAGTAATATAACCTTCACTATCTACCGTATTATCGACTTCTTCAACCGAAGTGTCAATTAATTCATTTTCAAATTCATACAATTCGCAACTTAATTCATAAACATAATTTTTTCCTAATTGATAAAAAGGTCTTTCCGATTCAACTCTTTTTATTTCAAAAAGTCTTTCCCCCAAAGGAAAATATATTAAATCTCCTTCTTTTGGACGATTACTAAATTCTAATGATACATTTATATCTACATTTTTACTATATTCATTTTTACTAATTTTACCATCTTCTATACCTGAAATTATTGCCTCCAAAAAAGGAGATATAAATTCTTCAAATCTTTCTTTGGATATGATTAGAGAAATTTCATTTTTTAATGTTAAACCAAATTTTGACATTACATCATAACCTGGGTTATATCCTTCATAGTTTCCAAGATATGCTTCTAATATAAAACTATCATCAAATTTTGATGATTGAGCTTCCCTAATTATATTATCAGTTTTAAATATTTTTCTAGGAAGATAATAAACTTCAATACCATACATTCTTAATTGCTCATTAATTAAATCTTGAATTAAAAATTGTTCGTTAGGACTTCCCTGAAGAAAAAAAGGATTTAATGCCATTATCCTATAAAATCGTATGGAGGTAGTTCGTAAGATCTTGCCATATCATTTTTAATTTCATCTAACTCTCTTACAGCATCATCATATAATTGGCGGCCATTTAATTCAATTCCACCAGGAAGTTTAACTCCTTGAAATTTAATTAAATTTTGCCCCCATTGCTTTTTGATTAATGATGTCAAATATTTTTTTAAAAATGAATCATTATAAACTTTAGTAAAACTATTTGGATCTAATGCTCTATAACAATCAATAACTAAAAACGTGTCTTTTGCCTTTGAACCCCAATCAATATCTAAATATAATCTATTTTGCCTTTTATTAAATCTGATTTGCTTATCTGTCGATAATAAAAAATCTATATCTTCTAGATAGGTTTTTACCATTGCATATTGTAATAATTCAACAGAATTAAAATAATATAAATCATTAAGAAATAATTGATATTTTATACTCCACATTCCACCAGATATTGAACTGGTATCAAATTTAAATACTTTTTCTATACCAATAATTGAATCTGGAACTTGAATAAAATTGGAATTTTCGTAAAAATTGGAAGTAATTGTTCCGAGACCACTTATTGTAGAACTTCCCGAAGTTGTTACAATTCCAACGCCATTAGTTCCTGTTGCTTTTCCTCTATTGACATCTTCTTCTGTAATTTTGTATTTTAAATACATTCTTTCAACACCATCAAAATGCCTTTCATTAAAGTATTGAATGGCATCATCTACTAAATCATCAATTTGATCTTCGTCAACGTTAATTTCCAATACTGGATAACCCAATTTTCTTAGGCAATAATCGATCAATTCTTGTCTAGTGGATGGTTTTGCCATTAATATTCTCCTCCGTCAATTAGACCTGCGGTTAAAGTTCCAGTCACAAAAACGTTGTCATTAAAAGTAGAAATTCCAGTAAAAGTGGATAATCCAGAAACAATTAATGTATTGAGTGATGTTATTCCAGTAACATTTGCATTACGAGAAGTAAATTCGTCGAACGCCAAATCATCTTTTATATATAAATCCCCACCAACATATAAATCCCCACCGGTTGTTGTAATTCCACCATCAGAAGCTAATGTAGTAATCCCAATAGATCTGAAATTACCTTGAACATTAAGTTGATTTAAAATATCTACAGCAGCATTAATATCTAAATCTGAAGAAAATGTAGATAATCCAGAAACTAATAAAGATTTACCTACATACAAATCCCCTCCAGTTGTAGTTATTCCACCATTTGAGGATAATGTTGTAAATCCAATAGATTTTAAATTGCTTTGAATAACAAGATCATTCAAAATATCAACTGAAGCATTGATATCTAGATCTGATGAAAAAGTTGTTATACCAACAATTGATACTGAACCACCTACATTCAAATTTTTCCCAATTCCAACACCACCAACAACAACCAAAGCACCATTAGTTGGTAAAGTTGATTGTGATGAATTTTCAAATTGTATAGATCCTAGTATTGATAGATTTTTATCAATAACACTTGTCATTATAAATGTTTGAGATGGAAGATCCCAAACAAGAATCATTCCATCTTGTGTTTTTAAAGTATCATTTACATCAACTAAATTAATTAATTTTGGATTTATTGAAGAAGAATTTGATAAAACTCTTATGGTATTTTGAGAACCAATTCTGTCGTTTATATTTGCCATTATTGAGTTACTCCTGCTCTTACTAGTGCTGATCCCTCAACAGCTTTATATTCACCCATGTTAGAAATTATTTTTACGTCATAAACATATCTTCCCGGTTTTAATAACAAAGTTTGTTCAGGTTCTAAACCAATAGTAATAGTTCCTGATTTTGGTTTTGTAATACTAGATGCAAAGGAAACAAAATTTGAACTGCCATAAGTTTTTCTAATTTTAGACTCTATTTGGCAATTAGTTAAATCTAAAAATGAATTTGTTCTAGTATCCCCTAATTGAAAAGTTGCACCAAAAGTGAATCCCTGATCAATTACTATGTTGGATACATATACTGCCATTACTTAAAACAAAACTACCTTTAGATATTTATTAAATTTTTAATTGTTTCCTGCTGCTTCAAATATAATTTACAATATAATTTAGCAAAATTCTTTAATTCTTCCTCATTTAGTTGATCTATAAATCTTGAGTGTTTTTCATATTCAAATAATCTATTAATAGATTCAAGGATGATTTCATTTGGATCCATTTAACAACTCCTTCAATAAATCTTTTATTTCATTTATATCTTCTTTCATTTTATCTAATTCTTTTTTTTGATTATACCTATTATTTACGCTATTAATATATTGATTATATGAAGTATTATCAAAATTGATAATTGCTCCTGTATTTTCATCTCTATATAAATTTGGGTGCCCTTCTACTGGTATCATCATACTGTTGCGATGCTTCTTAAATCTTTAAATCTTGGGGGATATGCTTGATTTGTAGATGACATAACAATTTTAATTGTATATCCAGTAAATTGCCCTAGATTATTTGCACTAAACTCATAATCCAAAAATTGGTCCTCTAAACTTGATGGCACAAATGTATCCGGCAAACCACTGTTTTTAGATGCGTCTATAACATCCAAGAAACCATCATTATTATTATCTACAGTTAAATTATCATATCCTGGGAATAGTTCAAATGACTGCTCCACTTCACTTGAATCTGGTCGAATTAAACTATACAAAACTCTAAAATCTGCAGAAGAGTGTTTATATGCAGATACAATAACTTTCAAAGATGTGGCTGGTTGAGCAAGAAAAACTGTATTTGATATATATATTGCCATATGTGGATCATCTAATATGGAATTGACTCTACCATCATCAGAATAATTTAAAATTGGAGAATTAATTCTATTACTATGATAATCTGTAAATGAATTATTAATGAAAATTTGGGGGGAAAGATATTTATTTGTTGTTCTTAAAGTTAAAGCCGTGATAAAAGATTTTTTTCTATCTAAATTAGAATAAGTTTCTTCATTTATTCTAGAACAAATAAGTCTAGTTGATGAGAGTTTATTCAAAGAATTTAACTGAATATTTTCATAACCTTGATCTATAAAAGAACTTTCGGATCCACTTACACTTGTTCCACTTAATGTTCTTATTTTTGCATCTACAGATGTAAATGATCCTGGAGATAATATATTATAATATGGAAAAATTGCATCATACTGAATATTTTCAGTTGCATAAACGTTTGGTCCTCCACATGAACTTTCATTTTCGAATGAAAGTTCAGGAGAACTTGCTAAAGATCCATTAGTAGTTCTGTTAGTTCCTTTATTATTTGACCTGTCAATTTCAATATAATAACTATCAACTCCAAGTCCAGTATCACTAATATCATGTTGAGTATTAATTCTTCTCAAAGAAACTCCATTTAATTCATATTTGAATACTAAAGATCCCGTTGTATGATCTAAAATTTGAGTATTATCAATCCCCCTAGGTCCAAGATTTGTTAACGCAGTTGCCGACACATCTCTATATTCGATAATTTCATTATCAATTAAAATGTATCCCGGATTTGTTGGACCTACTGGCACACCTTCAAATACACCAAAATTAGAAGTATTGGCTATTGATATTGAAGTTGAAGTTGAAATTAAATCTTGAGACAATGTTGTTGGTGGAATATTTGATAAAATATTGGATAATTCAACTTTGTTATTTTTTGCGTACATTCCATGATTAAAATGATTAACTTTCATATAATTACCACTTGAAAATACGCCATATGGAGAAAAATTTCTAATAATAGTAGAAGCAAGAGAAACTCTTTGTCCCAAATTATCATAATAAACTAATGAAGAAGTTCCATTATCAGTAAAACTACTACTTTGAACATTTGAAAGATATAATGTGTCTATAGCATTATTATTTCCTGTAATTGAAATTCTTGCTCCGTTTCCACTTTTCGATGTAACAGAAGAAGTTACAATTCCAACCACATCGCCAATTGAATAACCATTTCCAGGATTGACTATAGATATTCCTGTTATTGATGAAGTTCCAATAGAAACTGAAGATATATTTAAAGTTAAACCGGATCCATTTCCAATAATATTAAAAGTAGAAACTGGTGTGCTTACTACATAACCACTACCGCCAGTTGTAATATTTACACTAGATGCCGAACAACCAGTTCCAACAATATAACCATAATTATAGTTTGTTGCGGATTCTCCTATTTTTCTGCCAGTTGTAAGTATTCCTATAACACTAGGACTCGTAACAGTAGTTATACCTAATTTAACTTTTTTTGGAAAAACTGTGATTGGATTTGTTGGAAGATTTTTAACAAATCCATTACTTTGATCTAAAGTTGGATTATAAAAATATGCAACTCCAGGTGTAGTTATAAATTCAGCTCTATATAATCTGAATTTCATATCCTGATATTGATTTGCAGTCCATATAGATCCATTTTGAGATTTAAATAAACCACCTATAGCAAATTGTTGTGCATAGAAGACACTTGAAGTATCTGGTAAATTTTTAGTTTGTATAGTTTTTTCTCCCATCTGGGCAATAAAAACTTGATATTCATTACTTTCTGGTGCCAATAAAACAATAGCATATTCGTTATTTGGTTCAAGATAAATTGGATAATCAAAAGTTACCTTTGTTGCAACGCTTCCGTCATCAGAAGTTTTTATTTGATCTGGCCTTAAAACTACAGAATTTCCCAAAGCAATGCGAGTGGGAGTTCCAAGTTCCATAGTTCTTACTTGAACAGTAAGAGGAGCATTTCCCGAATCTTTAGTATAGAAAAATAAATCTACTGCAGTTATAAAAGCACCATTTTCGTCATTATTTGGGGTAGTGCTTCCACCAACACTAAAAGATTGTGCTAAAGGATCGTAATATTCGATTCTTTCTCTAGTAATAGTTGTAGTTGTTGTTTTAGTTGAAGTAATTGTAGATGTATTGGTAATTAAAGTTTCGTAAAGTTCAGCAGTTCCTTCTGATTTATAATTAGTTTCAGCTGAAGAAATGGTAGTGTCACCTAAAATTCCAATTCTATTTGTTGAGCTAGAACTAACCTTATAAGTTTTTGTTCCAGTATTTATTCTAACTGATGGTGCAGGATTTGTATTGGGATCTCTTAAGAAAAATGCTCCTATTAAATCACCATAATCATCTGATATTAATCTCAAATCTTTAACATAAGCTTTAGCACCACTAGTTTTTCCAACTAATAACATCCCTTTAAGTAAATAACCGGAATAAAGACCTTGAGCTTCTTCAGATAAAGAATAAGTATCAACATTTAAAACTTTAGATGAATTGCTATAAGAATTTGGAATTTGTTCTGTTTTTATGTAAGGATTTGAAATATATTTTGTAGATGGATTATCAAAGTCACCAAATTTATGATTTGGAGATGCAACTCTAAATTGAATTATTGGTATTGAAGAATTATTTCCTTCATAATGATAACCAGATACAGTTTCCCCAATTTGAAAAGATCCCAATGATCCATATGTTTGTAATGTCGAATCTGTTGATATTTCTACTAGTTTTGGAATAAAGTCTACTTGTGAATTTCCATCTAAAAATTGATAAAATCTTGTAAATGGTTTCAAATTACTAATAGAAAATTGTGTGTTACGAGATCTCATAAATTCTTCAGGTGTAGATCCAATAAAAGATGTTGCACTATTTGAAGATGATGTACTTGAAACTAAAGTTGTAGAAGTAGATTGGGTACTAATTGTTCTATAATCAACTCGACGACCTGTTCTGAATATTTCCCAGTTTGCAACTCTTACAGTTCTTTCATTCATAATTGTTTGATTTTTTTCCAAATAGATATAATTTGTAATACTAATTGTTCTATTTGGAAGTTGAACTGTTCTAACCCAACTATCTTTAGATGGGAAAAGTTTGATAAATCCATTATAAGAAATCACATGAAATGGATTTACATTTTCAACTCTAGTTGCTAATAATTGAGAAATCCATGCAATTTCTGTATATTTTAATGTAACTGATTCTCCAGTTTTTTTAACATTTTCATCAATTAATTGATAGTTTCCCGATAAATCAATTAGTTCATTTGGTAACTGAGTTTTAGGTGCCAAATAATTTTTTAAACTATTTCTAGAAATAATAGGAATTAATTCTTCTGATTGAGTGTCAATTTCAATAGATGATAAATTTTTATTAATTCTGGAATAGTCTTTAAAATCATCTACAAAAAATCCAGTTTTGAATCTATTAAATCCTTGAGCATCTTGTATTTCTAAAGTTTTTGTATTTAATTCTAATAAAGATAATGATGTAACTCTTTCTAAATTTTTAACCCTACTATCAATAAAACCTATATCTCTCATTGTATATCTTCTATTATCAGCAAGGACTATTATCGCTTCTTTTGGTGAATACAAATATGGTGGTAAAGAAATTGTGGCTAATTCCATACTATCATCAATTCTTAGTGGCGATGATGGTAAACTGGAACTAACTCCCTTCAAATATACAAAATTTCCTAATCTATCGAGATAAATCTTATCAGTTCTTCCAATGTAATATCTGTATCCTATTATTGCGTTTTCATCTGGCGATAAATTTAAAATGTTATTTGAAATAAAATTTCTTGAGGAAAAATCAAAAGGAGAGGAAGAATTTCCGGTAAATACGTTGACCCTTGGCCTAAAGTCTAAAACATCAGTAGATCTAATATTGTTTATTCCCAAATTTGGAATATCCGATGTAAATCGTTCTTCATCATAACTCAAAACAGTAAAAACATCTCCAGAATCATTTGTTGGTACTGAATAGTGATCAAAAATAACTAAAAGTTGCTTTGATGGACTAGCAACACCTTCATTTCTAACAATACTAGAATAGTCATAATACTGATCTTTTTGCCCCTTATCTAAAATAAAATTATTCGTTATATCAGTATATTTACCTGCAGTGATGCTATTAATAGTGGTGTTAACATTAGATTCTTTAAAAATTACTGTTTCATTTTCTACAAATCTATGTGAATTTAAATATACAATACCAACGGAATTTACAGACTTCGTAACAACTCTTGCAATTGCGTTACCATCCGAACCAATCACATTTTCCCCAATTATAACATTATTTTGCACATTTACCAAAACACTAAAATTCAACAAATCAAGAGTTGGATTAGAGGTATCTAAAGACTCATATATTGCTATTATTTTTGCAACATCGGGATAGTTGAGTGAGATCCTTTCATCCTGGACTCTTAATCCATAAAATTTATTGTAAATCAAACCATCATTTAATGTACTATTGATACCAACTCCAGATCTTGGATTATTTGAATATACTATATTAATAACTTGACTCTTATTAAATTGTTTTATTTTACTCTTTATTCCTGGTTTCGCAAAAGATGCATTTATTGTAGATGTAGTTTTTCCTGGAGTTAAATTTGATAAAGTGACTAAATTATTTGATAATGAAAATTTATCAGATGTTAATTTTTCTATTGATCCATCACTATAATGAACTGAATATCTTTCAACATCGAATGGTAAAAATAATGCTGTCGTCAATCCTGTAGGAAAAGAAAAATCAGATACCGATAGTACTATCTGATTTTCTATTCCCGATGGAGATTTGGATACAGTTGATTGTGCAGTAAAGTTTAACTCGGAATTTTCTAAATTTACTGAAGAAATATTTGAATTTGGCAATTGAGCATACAAAAATGATCTTTCCGTATTTCTAATTTTAGTAATTCCTAGTGAAAATGTAGTTGAAGTAACCACTCCAACAGATCCATCACAAATACCAGAAACATTCTCGACACTTCCAACAGTTATACTAGTCCCATTAGAATTTATTGATAAAACTCTATTAAAAGTTTCTAAATTAAATCCAGGTTTTTGATATCTAATAATTGTATCTGTTTTAATGCCAACGAAAAATTTTCCGGGGGAAGTTACTGTCCCGCTACTGGATATAGTTATAGTATCAGTGGGACTAAATCCAGGTGCTAAAACTTTTTCTAATATACAGTCACTTAAAAATGCAGTTGCAAAACCAACAGAAGTTGGTTGATAAATTTGTTTTATATCATCAATACTATATGAACGAATCTCTGATATTGTTCTTGAAATATCTTCCAATCCATTAATAAGAATTTGTTCTCCTTGAATAAAAGTTCCAGAAGTCTGATTTAAACTTATTAAATTTGATCCATCACCGGAAATAGAGGCATATCCACTTGCTCCACTACTTTTTCCTTTTACAAAAGAAGATTTTGGTAACTGCAAAGAACTTAATGATTGATTTAAAACTAATATCGTATAAGTTTGAATATCAAATAAATATAAGTCCCAACTTGATGTTTGATCTTTGTATGCAGAATCCGTTAATCTGTAATTATAAACCCTAGCTTCACCCATTTTTGTTAATGTAGAAGGATTTCCACTTGAATTTCTTCTTAATGAGTGTAGCTCTACTAATTCATTTTGTTTAGGAACTCCAGATACATTATTAACTCTGAATAAATTCCCCATTTCAAAAGGAACACTTACGTCAGAAACACCTACAGTATCTCTAGGTTTTTCTACATCTAAAATTGTAGTTATTGTTTTTTCAATATCATAACCCTTCACATAGGCTTTTCCTGGGGATAATTTAACGCACATTAAATTATCAGAAGGTGTATTTCCTTGCTCTGTTTTTTCATTATTAAAAAATAATCCATCATTTCCAAGTCTATCATTTAAAGAATTATGCAATGAAATTTTAAATGATTCTACAGAATAATTCCCAGATTCATCAAATGTTCTCTGGGCAAAATAATCTTTAATTATGGAATAATCTGTTTTTGTTTGTACTTTTTTTATTTCTCCTTCTTCTATTCTAACTAATTCTATAAAATCAGTGTCACTATCTACATTATCTATTGTTTTTTTAGATAGCTCAAGAAATATTTTAAATCTATCAGCTCCTGGAGCAGAATAATTTGTAAAACCTTTTGCATTATCATTTAATGAATCATCTTCTTTTGACGTTATAATTTCTTCACTTACCTTTAAACCAACTCTATATGATGGTTTATTATCATAATAATCTAAAATAATAGTTTGTTTAGATATGCTGACAAAAGATCCTCTTACAAAATAAACTCCTTCTAAAATAGAAGCAGATGATCCAATAGCACATGCATCTGAAGATATCAGTGAAGCAAAAGGAGTCCCAGAAAATATTGTAGTATTTCCATAAACAATATTTTCATCCGAAATAATAAATTCTCCATCCTGAAATTGACTTATAGTGAAATTAGAGTCTGAATCTATGTATTTTACATATGCAGTAATGTACTCAATATCATTTATATTATTCGGAATTTCTATTCTTTGTATAATGGCAGTGATACCAGATGTTTGCCCTATAATTTTTTTACCAACATACTTATTAATATAAAGAGATATATCAATACCAAAGTTAGTTTGTTTTAATTTTACAGCATAATATTGAGGGTCATAAGTAATGTTTCCTGGAATTACTACAGAACCTTCTTTAAATATATGACTTCCAAATGATTCTATTTGATTTTGTAAAATTGATTGAAAATTATTAAGTTCTCTCGCTTGTATTGGTCTTCCTGGATTAAAAAGAACCTTATAAAAATTTTTTTCTTTATTGAAGTCGTCAAAATATGGACTTACATTTAAATTTGTTTTTTGTGCCATTTTTTAAAATTCCAGGATAATTTTAATATCTTCTTTTTGTCGAATATTTCTAGTTATTAAGGGACGATTATCAACATAAATTATATCCCCTGTTTTTTTATTTATCTCTGGATTTGCAAACCCATTTTCAAAAGATACACCAAGGTTAATAATATTATTATTAACAATGGTTGTAATTCCACTAAGAGTGGTGTCTACATTACAATTAAATCCACCTTCTATTGTTAAAGTACCTATAGGTGAAAAAGTGACATTTGCATTTTTTCCTGTAGAAACTCCAACATAATCTGTTTGATCAAAACTAGTTTTATTATAATATAGTGATCTATCTTTAAAATATTTTAAAACATTAGTAGTTGTATCGTAAGAAGCGACATATCCAAATGCACCTGATGATGATTGAGAAATTTTTTTACCTATTTCTGGAATAGTTGTACTTCCAGTTTGTGGTGTAACTTTGATTGCATATAAATTCGAAAATTGAGATCCAGTGTAAATTCCAGAAGAAGTAAAAGAAGATGGATTTTTTATTATTCCAACTTGACAAAATTTAGTATCTATAGGAAAATCTCTAGTAGAATCATCAAATCTAGAATAAATTAAAACTTTGTCAGCACCAAGTTCTTTATATAAATCATACCCATGTCCATATGAAGGTGGAATAATTGGAATTAATTTTGCCGGATATTGCAAATTATCGCTCTGATTTGTTCTTAAAGATCCCAAATCAACAATTCCATAGGTATATCCATATCCACCTGAAGTGACAATAGTGTCTACAATTTCACCAACTGAATTAACTTCAACATATACTTTTCCACCAGAACCATCCCCCAAAATATCTACTTCACCGCTACTATAATTTTTTCCTTGATTTTCAATATATACTGTTTTTATTTGATTGTTATTAATTCTAGAATCTCCATTTTCTCTTACAGAAACAATTTGAGGATCTGTTGATGTTTGCCAATTATTCGGTAAAGTAATGTATTCTGTAGAATCAAACTTTATAATATCGCTTGGGGGGACAGTGAAAAGATATTTCCATAAGTAATTATCTTCTCCCGTTCCAGCAATAGAAGGCTCTAAATCTGTAAATAGTGGTTCAAATTGTGATTGATTTCCTGTTGAATTTATTCCACTTGAACCATTTTCTATACATATATAGACTTTATATTCACTATTCATTACATAATAATTTGAATCATATAATCTATATCTTTTTGATATTGGAGTTGAATTTTCTATACTATAATCATGCCTATACATATCATATTTTGTTCCTCTAGCCCAATCAACTCTTCTTATAACTCTTCTAACATTAGACGATGTTATTTTTTTGCCATAAAGAAGAGTATCTTTATAATGATTTAAATGATTAAAAGAATCCATTGGATTGGGAACAACTTTGATTGAAGATGATTCGGTGCCTTCCCAATTTTCATTTCTCCCCAATCCATTATCTATTTCTGGATTTGGCAATCCAACCCACACATAATATGAGTTTGTAGGATTATCTATAGATTCTAAAAAATTTGAGGCATTTAATATACGAAACTGATCTGTTACAAGTGCTGACATTTATAATAAACTTTTTATGTATTTATATTAATTTTATCATAAAATTTGATTTATTCTTAAATTTAAAGCTCCAATATTTCTTAAACCATATCCTCTTCTTTGAATTATTGGATAAGTTGATAATCCAGAATTATAAGAAAAAGTTGTGATACCAATACTAGATGTGTACCCACTAACTCCTATAGATATAGGAGAAGGTGAGCGACTAAACCCAGAAAGTTTTCCCCAAGAAAGTTTTCCTACTGGATAATTTATTATTCCTGTAGTAGCAATTCCTATAGTAGAAGTAGTAGATAATATATTACATGTTAATATTCCAAGAGATGGAGTATATGCATTTACATGATAAATATTATTTAAAAATGAAGTACTAATAGAAACTATATCATTATCTCCAGTATTTATTGAAGTAACACCATTACCAACATTTGTATTTAAAACATAAATTGGATATCCAACTAACAATGATGCCGGAGAAGGTGAAATAGTAAATTTAATTGCTAAAGGAACTCCTATTCCTACAGTTGTAGCAATTCCAACAATAGAAGATTCAAATCCCTGTATCGTTGTTATATTTTTTATAATTTCATATTTAGTATTATTTGTAGATACCAATACTTGAGGAGGAGATGAATTTGTGTATCCAAATCCAGGATTTGTAATAATTATTGGAGAAGTTACTGTTCCTGAAGTAGACACTGTTGCATATGCAGATGCTCTCTCTGAAATATTTTCTCCATTTTGATTTTTTATTAATCTTGGTGAAGAAATTATTAAGGGAATAGTAGAACCAGTATATCCACTACCACCATCAATTATTTCCAATGAACTTATAGTTCCTGACAAAGATACAACTGCATTTACTTTTGCTGAAATTGGGTCTGCAATCTGATTTGCAATAAATGCGTCGAATTTAATTGGATTTTGATTTTCATAATTAAATAACTCGATACTATCTACAAAAATTTCGGGAGAAGAAGAGTTGAAGTCTTTTATAATGTTTGCTGTTGGGTAAATTTGTGGTTCTATGGAATTTCTAGATTTCGATACAAATTGCTCTTTTATTATTAAATCGGACTTTTGTTTTGTCCAATAAACTGGTTTTTCAATATTTGTATCAATTCCTTGATCTATATATAGATTTGTTTCTATACGATCAGATCCTACAATTTCATATACAATTCTAGAATTTTGAGTAATAGTATTCTCAATAAAATTATTATTACTAAAAACTTGTAAATCATCACCAATTTTTATAGTTTCATCTGTTTCTATTAATTGACTATCTTCATCTCTTGTTCCTCGATAGAAAAATATATCAACTTTGTCATTTGGTTTTGGTGGAACTGAAAAAGTAAAACTAGTTCCACCAGTAAATTGATATGCATCTCCAGATTTTTGAAGAACACCATTTATAAAAATTATAAGTAGTGAAGAAAAATTAATTAATTGAGAATCAGCATCACTTTGATCTAATTCAAAACTTAATAATTCATTGTTATAATAAAGTGGAAATCTAGTTCTAACTCCATCTTGATATAATTTAATTGAATCAATATAATCTATTTCACCAAACTGCCAAGCACAAAAAGAATCATTAAAAGTTTCTAATACTGTAAGTCTAAATTGTTCTGGTGGGGAAGAAAATCCTCTAGCAGTTACTAATCCTACTGGAGTAAATACATCTCCTATTTGAAATCCATATCCGGGTCTAGTAATTTTAAAAGATGTAACTTGAAACAAGGTAGACCCAATACCTACTGACGTTGAACTGGCTCCAACTTCAACATTTAGTAATAAACCTTGTCCGGTATCAGTTGTTGTACCGATACCGAGTCTAGATACACCAATAACAGGTAAATTTTCATAACTAGGTGGAGATACATTAATTGTTGGATTTATATAACCAGTCCCACCTCCTATTATTGTAAAAGATAAAGTTCCTCCAGCTCCGACAATTGCTTTAACAGTAGCTGCCATTCCGACATGATTACTTTCAGTAACAGCAACAGAAACAGGATCTCTATAACCAGATCCAAATGAACCAGAAGTTGTTCCTATTCCAATTGATACTATAGATCCACCAACACCAATAACTGCAGTTACAGATGCCCCAACTAATGGTGCGTATCCTAATCCAGATGAAGAACCTAAAGATACAATTATTCCACCTCTAGGTAATTGATTTTGATTGACATCAAAGGGTGATGTATAAACACTACCATCACTACTAGTAATACCAGTAAAAGTAATACTTGTAAGACCAACTGGTTCTGTTATAAAATAATTATTAGAAGAATTGTTCAATGTCGTTGGAGTTTGGAAAATATTGTTAATAAAAACAATACCATTTCCCCCACTAGTTCCTATACCAGTAGTGTTTATTCCGCGAGTTGTAAGAGTAAATGTTTGTTTTTTCCCAGTAAATTCTGTAGAAATATCATCATATAATCTATTAGTTTCATAATTTTTTCTTAAAAATACTCTTCCATTAAAACTAGATCTAATTCTGGGTAAATTACTTGGTTCTGGTTCAATAAAGTCTAATGAATTTCCTCTAGGTGCCTCGGTAAAGAAAATTTCATTTCCCACTATATTATATGACCCACGATATATTCTTACCAAAGATGTATCAGTGTGAATACCAGAAATTGATCCCAAAAATCCTCTTTTAACTTTTACTAATGGAATATCCCCAATAAACGAAATGGGACCAACATTTGTAGTTCCAACACCCACATTTTCCACTTTCATATACTCATTATCAATTTCTAATATATCATTAAGAGAAATAGAACTAATTCCACTTAATGCAAAAATAGTTTTATCTTCATTAATTTGACCTCCATTTTGAGATAAAGTATGTTTTATTGAAGTATATGTTATTGGATATTGAGCTATATTATCTATAGTAATTAAAGTCTTTTCATTTTTTTTATACATTTCTATTTCGTGAGCATTTCCAACCCCAACTGATGTAAAAGTAACTCCTATCCCCTGGAAAGCATATTCGGGTTTAGTTGATAATCTAAAAACATCATTGCTATCCTTTATAGCCCATAATTTATTAGGCAAAATGTCAGTTACAATTCCAAGATAATTCGAAGTCTCACCGATTCCCATTGGAGAAGATCCAATGCCCGTAAAAGTTGATTTTGGTGTGTAAATTAATTCTTCTCCTGTACTAAAAAAGTGATTTGGTATTGTAAATTTGCCAGTAGATAGATCAAGAATAGATGCATCAGAAGGATTAAAAGTTTTTGAAAAAATAGAAACATTATTATAATTCAATTGAAAATCTAATTTTTCATTAAATATGCTATTTAATCCATAAAAATATGAATTTTTAAGAGAATCGACAACTGTTCCGTAACTCAAAGATGGTGGTTCGTTAATTAAATCTTGTTCTCTATAAAAACTTTCATTAAATGAAGAAATTTCTAACTTTTCACTAACATATTGATTTGGATAAAATTTGAGTATAAATTTTTCGCCTGAAATTTCAGATCCAAAAGTACCTATACCGTTAGTACTTCCTATAGATAAAAATGGATACTGCAAGGAATATGTATCAATTTTATCGTAAACTGTCATTACTTGATGTATTGCACTTGTATTTCCTGTAGAAATTCTAACAAGTGATTTTACCGATGAAAATGTATTTTTATCTAAAGAAATAACTGAAGTTGAACCAGATCCAATAAAATTAGTATAATTGGATGTATAAATCGCTGTTTTTTCATTTCCTGCAATTTGTCCGGAAATAATAAATCTATGAATGCCTTCACCCAAAGAAGTTGACCCAAAACCAACAGTTTTAGATCTAATTTTTATGTTTTGTATTGAAGTATTGGTATAATTTAAAGATAAAATTCCATTTGGTGAAATAGATGCTCCAAATGATCCAATAAATCCAAAACTAGATTCATTAATACCACCATCAAAATAATTTTCGGCAATATAAGTATTTGATCCATCATGAGATACATATATTTCAACATAATTCATATCAGAATTATCTGAAGTAGCAATATGAATATTCGAATATAGAGATGAATATTGTAATGAATTTACACTAACTATTGTGGTTGTTATTCCACTTGCAACAATTTTATTGTCATTTATTAGATCAATAAATCCAATTTTTTTAACTGTGGATATTCCTACATTAAAGTTGTTAAAAGTACTTTGTAATATTTTAATATCATAATTAGAATTTAAAGCATCGTAAGGATCAAAACTCAAATAAAAATTTAAATCTTCATTTACATAACCTTCTATTTCAGCCAGTGAAGATTTTTTATTATCAAAGGAAAAATAATCAGTTTTTGCTGTTGAAACTCTTCCTTTTTTTAAGGTATAAATGTCATTATCATTGTTCATTATAACAATTTCATCAAATTGAATTTGATCTGTAACAATATCCCTTGTTTGTATTAAAAATCTATTATATCCATTAACAGTATTTAAATTTAAAATATTTGATGTGGAACTTCTTTCATCTTCAATACTAGAAAATGATGAGCTAATATCATCAATTTCTAAAACTCTATTGGTTTTGCAAAGAATATAATCAGTTAGTTTTACGTTTTTAAACTTAAGAAATTTTGATTTATCTGCAAAAGTATCAATATCTAAAACTAAATCAAAATTATTAATTGAATCTACTCTATTTTCGCTAATATAATCATTAATAAGAGAAATGCTTGAACTTCCAGTTTCTATTCCAGATAGAAATGAATTTTCTATTTGAGAATCCGAAAAATTTTTCAATCCGCTTGGATGAAGTATATTGTTTACTGGAGTTACGATTTCATCCCATGTTTTAGTACTTTTTATACTATAAGAAAGATTTTGATAATAATCATTATTTGGGATTACTTGAAAATCATCGTTTAATTTTCCAAAATTATTTTTCCACCCTATATTTTGTATATTAGAATAACTTATATTATATCTACCTTTCGTTGATTGTTGATCGTTAATTGTTGCTTCTACTAAAGATTGAACTCCTCTAATTTTTTCATTTTCTGACAAATTATAAGAACCAACAACCCTAACAAAATTAGTATTAGAATCGGTAACTGTTAAATCTCTCAAAATAAATCCATTCCCATTATTTGATAATAATTTTTCACCTATAAAAAATGGAGAAAATATTTGTTTTACTTCAAATTGTGGATAGTTATTGAATTTAATTATATTTGCATATGATTCCTGTAATGTTTTTGCAATTCCTGGATTTTTGGTATATTTGGATATATCATACTCTAAAATTGCAGGATTTAAGTTAAAGTAATTTTTTACTGTAAAAAATTGATATCCATGATCTGAAGAATTAAATCCTTCACCGTTATTATCATTTTTTTGAATTCCCTCAACAAATATTTTTTCTCCAACAAAAAATGGAGAAGTTGTGAATCCAAGTATAGGGGTAGTAAGAATACAAGTTACAATTCCCAAAGAAGAATATTCAACTTTATTAATAGAAATCCCGTTAGAATTATTAATTGCTCTGATGGTAACTGGTTTTGTTGGCAATCCTTTCGGTGGTGTCTCAATAGTTACTGATTGTATAGATGAACCAACTAATTTTGGTTTGATAAATCCAGAATCTATAACATTTCCGGTATCGCTATCTATACAAATTAAATCTGGAGGAGATGTATAATCTTTTCCACCACCAACTACTAAAATACTCTCTATAGAATTTGCTGAAAAAATTGATATTGATTTTGGAATAGATGCGGATGGTCTTAAAGTTTTGTCAACTAAGTATTCAAATCCCTCATTTATAATTCTTTCTTTTTTTATTTTACCTATTGTTTTTGATATTGGAATAGCGAATAATCCCAACCCAGTTGTTGATCCTGTTCCAATAAATATTGGAAGTTTTTTATATCCACTTCCACCGGAAGAAAGTTTTAATTTAGCAACTCCCCCAAATTCTGTATTTGATTTAGTTGTGTATTCTAAATTATCACACTCACTTTGTGTATATGAAAATTTTTCAGGTATAGATTTTAAAGAAACTGTAAAATTTGTGGATCCAATTCCATTTACAAAATAAGTACCATTATAATTACTATTAAATGAAATTATTTCGGAATTATTGATAACCTCAGTATCAGAAGTGCATATAAATCCAGATTTTTCTATATTATAATAAAGTTTTTCTGGCGTTTTTTCTGAAAAATTTAATGTTAATGATGCTTCTGAAGTAACTCCTACTGTACCAAACCCAATAATAGAAAAATTATTTTCAAATCCATCGGATATAAATTCTTTTGTAAAATTTTTATCATAATAAATTTTAAATTTGTATCCTGTTAAAGATGGATCAGATAAATTAAATACTAAATTATTATTTTTAATTATTGGAATTTGTGGATTTATTAAACTTAAAGTTTGTGTTGAAGATCCTGTTCCCCGAATATCAACAACAGTTGGTGGATCTTCAAAACAATCAGAATAAGTTTCGCAAAGACTTATTTTATTTTTGTCTATTTTATAAACAAAATAAAATCCAGTATTTAATCCAACTGCAATAGAACCATATGATTGATATAATACTTTATCTCCGGTTTTAAAATTATGTGATAATATTGAAATAGAATTTAGAGAAGTATTTATTCCGGAGGGTGAAATAGATATTGGATCTATTAACAAACTTTGAGTATCAGGATCAAACTTTACAAAAATTGAAGTTGACGTTCCTATACCAACAGATATATTTGGATTTAAACTTATAGAAACTAAATCTCCATTTCTTAAATTGTGAGAAGTTGAAACAGATACTAAAGCATTAACTCTTGTGCTATCTGCATAAATTTGTTTGTAGTTTGTTTCTATGGAATAAAAATAATTATTTGGACCAGAAAAAGGAAAAAATAAACCACTCGACACTGTTGTAAGACCAACATTTGTAACTATACCAATAAAATCTTTTGATTTTTTTATTACATATACTTTTTCTGTATTTTCATTTAAAATAGTAAAGTTTGAATTTGTATATTCATCATATACCGTTATCCCAACTCCAGATATTTTTTTCAAAATCGCTTCTTCACCATTAATAAATGAATGATTCGGAAGAAAAATACTTTGAGACGGAATAAAAATTTTATAAGTAGTTATTCCAATGCTGTAATTTTCGTATGAACCAAGTCCTGCTGTAGTTCCTATTCCTATTGATTGCGATGGATTAAAATAAATTTTATTATTTTTTTTGGATTCAAAATAGTTTGTTTTTTTATTGACTGTAAAATAATCTGGCAAATAATAAACAGGTGATGATTGGGAATGAGAAGTGCCATTAGGTGATCTAGATACTCTCACAACTCCATAATTTGGATATAAATTTAATATTGAAAATATTTCATCATTTATTTTAATACTACTTCCAATAGAAATATTTTGAGGAATTGTAGTCAAATACATATCAAATACACTTCCAGTAACAGAATAACTTGGAATAGTATTGGCAACCCCTGCAATATGTGAATCAACTTCAATTTGATATGTTCCATTTAGATCAGTAGACTCTGTTGTTAAACCAGATATTATTACATTATCTTTATTTAAAAATTCATGATAAGGGGATACATATATCTTTATTTTTTCTCCATTTTCCCAAATAATTAAAGAATTTGAATATGCATTTAACGATGATTTTATGTCAACTATATTTTTACCTTTCAATTCAGATACACTTGCAGAAATTCCCCCTCCACCGGTTTCACTATCATCAAATATTAAATTATCTCCTATTGAATAATCATTACCAAAATTAATAATTTTAATATCATCGACATAACCAGAAGTTACGGATTCAATAATCGTTTTTTGATCTATTATTTCGTTAGACTCAACCAAGAAATCATAGTCCGAAAATAAATCATCAACTTTATATGGAAGAGTATTTCTAATCAATGAAGAATTATTAAAATCAAAATTTTGATTTAATAATAAATTTTCATCTAATATAGATGACCTATACTTATTTCCAATAAAATATGGAAATTTGCCAATTATACTTCCGGATGCGTTAGTATCGACTGTTGCAAAATATGCATAAACTCCATTTGGAAACTCTGGTGTTTTAGTAAATCTCCCATTGAATTCGTCCAAATCACCACTCTCAGAATATTCGTAATCTTCTATAAAAGAACCATATGGGAATAAGCTAACATCAGGTCTATTTGTAATGTTTTTTTGTGTATAACTTGAATTTATTTTTTTAATTGGAGAATTATTATTGTTTGGATCGGAATATCCATAAGGTCCGTAAATTGGATTGCCATCATATGACCACCCAATAATTGGTGAGTGTTTAGAATTTATAACAACTTCATTATCATCTAATTGTATAAATCCATCATCTCCAATATTATTTTTTATGTTTTCCGAATAACCAGCAATAAAATATCCTAAATTATTATTTGTTTCTACAAGAATCTCACTTGCCGGATCTCTATAAAATGGTCCTTGCGTTCCATATTTGTATGAAATATTGAGATTAAGAGATCTAACATTAGACTGAAATACTGCATTTTTTCCTGAATTTTCTACTATAATTGATGTACCATTTTCCGAATACCCCGATCCGGAATTTATTATTATAACACTAACAATTTTATTGTCATTTAAAACAGGTCTCAATAAAGCACCAGATCCATTTCCTTTTACAATTAAATCTGGAGTAGAAAAGTAATTTTCTCCACCATATTGAATTTTTACATTTATAATTTTTCCGTTAGATATTATTGGAAAAAGTTGAGCATTAGTCCCATTTTTAACTAAAATCGATGGTCTTTGATGAACGTTTATTATATTTGATCCATAATTATTTCCATTTTCATAAACATATACTTGGGATATTTTTCCTCTAATAATTGGAATTGCTGAAATATTGTTACTTATTCCTGTACTTCCAACTCCAACTAAACTGTATTTTACGTCCAAAGTAATTTTAGGATAACTAAAAACTTGATATCCAGATCCAGATCCTTTTGTTCCAAATTTTACATAATTTTTTCTTTCATAATTTGATCTATTAGTCCCACCAATACCAGCATCGCAAAGCCTAAACGAATTTGAATCAACTTTTAAAACATAATATTGATTTGATCTACTTAAATTAGAAATTACTGATTCTGGTTCGTATTCTAGAGTCCAAGCAATTCCTGCAGGATTACCATTCCAATCTATTTCACTATTAGGAGTATTATAAACAACACCAGATATTTGATGATAACCTTTATTTAAGGTTACAATTACGTTCGTTTCTCCACCGGGAGCATAGTTAGAAGAACTTGCCACTTGAATTCCATCAATAAACAATGTTGATGAATTATCTGCCTGAAGTTTAAGAGTATAATTACCTTCATTTACAACTTCAATATCCCAATAAACTGTATGATTTACACCTGATAATGGCAAAGTATCACTAGGATAAATTGCATATTCGTTCATTAAATCACTCCAAGTTACCCAATTAACAGCAACCCAACCACTAGGAATTGGATTTCTTGAAGAGAAAAAGTTATCAGGAGAATACACTATCAATTCCCCATCATTAAATCCATGATTATTAAAACTAATTGTATGATTATAAGTAGAAATTCCCGAAGATTTTACTCTTAGTAATCTATTTGCATAACCATTACCACCATTAATTACCTCAATACCGGTTAATGTATTTTTTATTTCAGTTGCAAATTTTTGTATTCCGGAATTTCCAAAGGTTGTAAATCCAACTGTATTAATTCCGGATGAATAATCGGATAAAGTTGGGTATAACTGTATTGTCTTATTATTAATTGTTTTGATGTAATAAGACGCTCCATTTTTTAATGTTTTTGATTGATTTTCATTTGATTGTTTGAATGTTCCTATTCCAATTTCTGGAAAATTATTACTATCATATTGTATTTTTTGTCCGTCTATCAAATTATGTGCAGTAAAAAAAGTTATGGTTTCGTCGGTATAATCCAATCCACCACCATTCGTTAAAGATCTTGCATCAAATTCTATTTCTCTTTTATTTTTTTGAATTATTGGTAAAAATTTAGCTCCCTGACCATTTCCACCAGTCAAGTTAATAGAAATAATTTTATCCAAGTCAAAATCTTGTGGATCAACATAAACTTTTTCAACAGATCCAACAACAACTGGTTGAAGTAATGCATTTCCGAAACTTGGTTCCAAAAGAGGGGGACTTATAACATCATAATTAGATCCACCATTTAATACCAATACACTTTCTAACGGACCATAATATACTTTATCTGTGGTCTTATAATTATAAATTTCAACACCATTTTTTAAAATTCCTACAGGACCAGGAACTGTATGATTACTATTACTATCTCCAATATTTGGATATATTTTAATTTTTTTTAGAATATTCTGAGGGGATATTTTATTATTTTTTTGTGAATATAAAGTTATAGTATGTGTACCAAGAGGAATTGTTTCAGAAAATTTACCAAAGGATGTAAAAGAATTTGTTCCAATAGATGATGAAGATGAGTATAGTTTAATTTTTTTATTACCACTTAAAACTTCCACAAAGTAAGGACCTCTTTCCAATCCAACTATCGGTAAATTCGAAAAATCATAATAAACTTTATCACCAGTTATAAAAGAAACCTCGGAAGAAAATTCTAAAATAGAATAATTTTCAGTTTCTTGTTGATAACTATCCAGATCTATTTTAAATACATTATACTTAAATATGTTAGAATTTATAGTATATGACGGAAAAGAATTTGATGCAATGTATAAATATTCAGAATTTTCATCATAAACGTTTAATACATCTGAAATAACTGAATTATTTCCAAATTCAATTGGAACAATTGAACTATTTGCTTTTTTTATTTTTCTTCTAATATCATAGTTATTTGACGAAAAAGATAATTGAACGTCTGTTTGTAATATTCTATTTCTTAATGATTCATTAATGTCTTGATTATTAACTGATAAAACTGACACATTTTCATATCCAACTAAAGGTTGATCAGTGCCTCTAATTAAAATCTCAATACTATCTCCGACTTTTATATTAGATTTATCAATTGAACTTTTGAGAATTAATTCATTTCCAGAAAAAGACTCAATTTGATGCCTAGTGCTAGTATTATAGATCCAAGAATTTGCAAAAATTTCTTTTTTTGATTTATTAGTTTCTGGATTTAATATTTTTTCACCTAAGTTTAATGGATATATTTCATCATTTTCCACGAAATTAAAATCTTTATCATCAATACTTAAATTCGATATAACTCCTGTAATTCTAAATTCAACTTTTTTTGATAGATCTCCATTTTCATAACCATAATAAACTTCATCAGATCTTATTGTAGAACGTATAGGGATTTCATTCTTAACGCCACTGCAACCAAAAAATTGATTTACACTTTTATTAGTATATAAAATTTCATTATTTTTTGAATAAATTTTTCCTGAATTTGGGAACCCGATAGTTGAATCTACACTAATAACTGAACTTCCAACAGATATTTTATCTAAATTTTTAGTGCTTGGAGTGATATTAAATGTCCCAGTAATTGTTGGATAAGTATCGTCATATCCTAGAAATAAAAATAATTTATGGTATGTCTTTCCCGAACGAGTTATTGTTTCGACTTCCGATACAGAAGCACTTGTAGAAATTTCATTATACTTAAATATCGATTGTCCAGAAAGCAAAGTGGGATTTCCCGAGATTGTCTCTACTACTATTATTTCTCTACGAGAATATTCCGAACTTGAAGGTTTAATTAAAAATTTTTCTAAATCTATTACTGATGGAGTTTCTCCAAACAAAATATTAAACAAAATACGAAAAGACTCACCTGTTCCTTTCGATTCATATAAACTTCTTGCTTCTTTTATAAAATTTCCAACATTTAAATCACCAATAAAATCTAAATTTTCTAGTCCCGGAGTTAAAAAATATTTTAATTTTTTATAGAATTCCTGCAAAAATAATGAACTTAAATTTTTAACTGTAGAACCAGAACTATGGGAAGATGCAGATGACTGCGAAAAAACCAATTCTTCTGAATTTAAACTATCATGATAATCAGTTATACCACTAAATCCACGAATACAACCAGTAAAAGAATTTGTTGTTATACCAGTATAGGTAATAATCTCATCATCGATTTTCAATAATCCATATTTTGGAGGAAATCCTTTTGTTGATGTAACAGTAACAATCCCCGAAGAAGAAGAAATATTAGTAGACAATCCAATAGATCCGACTATTACCTCTGATGTAAGATTATTTAATTTCAAATATTGATCTAAATTTTCTGCAATATCTACAGCACCACCTTGAAATTCTTGTGAAATATAATATTGCTTTAAAAAATCTTCTAATTTTGGGCTTTCATCTAAAATAAACTCTGGAAGTTGATTTCTAATAACTTCTTGAATTTTTACCCTTGAATTTAATCCTGTTTGTATCATTCTTATTCCTCTTCAATAGTCCTTATTAGATCGCCATTAGAATAACTTGAACGGTAGTATTCAGCAGTTGAAAAAACAACACCAGATGTGTCTTCTCCAGACGCTATCACATCCTTTACCATATTTATTTCACTTTTTGATATGTCAAATGTAACGTAAAGATCTTTCAATCCTATAATATCATTTGATTCGGGAAAAGCTTGAATTTCTATAATATCATCACTTAAAACAGTGGAAGTAATATTAATTGTATTAATTAAAATTTCACCAGTATCATATCTTACAATTCCTGCAGATTGAATTATTACCGGAGAATTTTCCAAAGTTACTGATGGTTTGCAGATTGACAAAATCCCTGTTTTTCCATCAGAATTTGGTGTATCGGTAAAATATACTGTGTCTGGGTAATCGAAAATAGTAAATCCTGTAGATTTTATATTATATCCTTTATCATTTATATGAAACTTATTACCAAAACAAAGTTCATATTGGGACGGTTTATTGAGCATTGCTTTTAAATTTCTGCGAATTCTAACTCTAGTGATATTAGATGTAATTGATACATCGGTATTATCAATTACTTGTAATATTTTACTATATTTAAATCGCCCCCCAAATTTATTTAAATCTATAGATTCAGAATATTTACTTAGATTTGATTTTATTTTTGATTTTAAGTTCAATACACTTCCAGTTTTTCCATAATCGTAATAAACAAATGACACCAATTCGACATAAAGTATTTTTGGGTCAATGATTGTCTGATTTATTCCAACTATACTGTATTGTTTTAATTTAAGTAAAATTTGATTTTTATCAAAATCTGAAACAAATAATCCATTTTTTGGTTTAATACTAATTAAAACCGTTCCAAATTGTGGTGGATCCAGTTCTTCTCCACCAATTGCAGAAACAGATTCGGTATTTGGATATATTTTTGCTATTATAGTTTCATAATCACTACTCGTAACTGCTCTGTATTGAGAAGAATAAAATCTCGGTGCAAAATATTTGATTGAATTAATAGATTCAGAATCACTTCCATTTCTTGATTTTTGATTTGTCAGAACTGAAGAAATTGTAGGGACTATCGAAACATCATTTTGATCTCTGAAAGAACCCTGAAAAACAAAACTATCCACCCCGTTACCATCTTTTCCATCAGTTGTCAAATAATAAATCGTAATTACAGACCCATTTTCTAATTTTTTACCAAAATAACCATCACCAAAAAGAAGTTCATATTTTTCATCCTGAACTTCTTGAATTAAATAAATTTGTGAAGATGGATTTACCGTTATAATATTTTCAACTAAAGAATATTTCGATCCAATTCCACTATCTGCAGATCCCTTAACATAAACAACAATTGATTTTGTATCTATGTAGGGATTATCCAAAATAAATCTTTGATCTAATGATCCATCTACAACAAAAGTTTTAGATAAAAATACTCCTTGATATATTTTTATGTTATTAAATGTTGCAACTCCATTTATTACTGGTCTTGTGATATAGTCAGTTATTGCAAATGTATATGATACTTCTTTTGATTTTCCAACACAAACTAAATTTGGGAGTAGTGTAAGACTTGTAGTAGTTTGATCTCCGATTGATACTGTAGCAGTAAAAGAAACCTCAGCTTCAGATGCATTTCTTGAACGAGGAACATATCCAATATTTCTTGCTAAAGAAACAACATTTTCACGAACAGTTGCAGAATCTAAAAAAGATTCATTCACAGTCATATTTGCATTAAATGCTGTTATATATGTATTATACGCTAACGTATCAATTAAAACAGAAAAATTAGAACCTTCAAAATCAAAATCTGTAAAATTTGAGTTTGCACGAAGGTAATCTTTGATGGAAGTTTTAATTTGATCGAAATCTAAATTTGCAAATTGGGTAAAAGGCATTTTCTTATCTTGTTGCCTCTACAATAAAAGTGAACTGTTGTGTAGGAAATTCTTGTCCAATTATATCAAAGTTAACAGTTACTTCAAATTCATTTCTGTCTGGTTTTGGATCTACTTCTACTTTTAAGTTTGATACTCTGGGTTCATAATTCAAAATTGTAATTTTGATTTGATCTTCTATGACAGATGCTGTTGCAAAATCAACAAAATCAAATAAAGAAGAACGAACATCTGATCCCAAATTGAGATTAAAAAATCTTTCTTTTGGTATTGTTTCTACTAAATTGCGAATTGAGCGAGTAATTGCTCTTTCATTTATGAGTATTGGTAGATCCTTTGTCACAGGATGAGGTTCAAAGGATAGGCTAATATCTTTAAAAGATCTAGATATCCTTATATTTGTCATTGAAAAAAATGGAAAAAATTTCTTAAGTTATTTATACCTTATTTCCAAAAGTTTCCATATGACGGTTCAGTTCCATATTCCCAATCATCATAATCATCATCATTTCTAATTTTTTCATGTAATTCAGTTTGTTTATTGAAATTATGTTTTGGGGCAGAATCATGCATAATTTCTTGAATTATTCTTTTTTGTGGTAATGAATTATAGTCTGTGATTAATTCCTTAGTACCCCACATTTGATACATATAATTTTTATCACGATCTACGGGTAGGTTTGACATTTTTTCTCCTGTTTTAATGAATAAAACAGAACTTTTATTATTGTGCGGTTCTATCGCACAATTCTATTTAACGTTCTATCTCTCTTATTTGATAATTGTAAGAATTTAAGTATTTTAGTAATTGAATGGCAATTAATTTAGGATTTCCTTCTCCACAAGTATAAACATCAACTGCTAAACAACCATTTTCAGGCCATGTATGACAAGAAACATGACTTTCCGCAAGAGAAATTACAATTGTGCATCCCTGAGGAGTAAAACAATGGGAAAAAATATTTAAAATAGTCATCTTTGCCCTTTCAATTCCCTTTTCCATTACTTCTTGAAGGGATATGGCGTCATTTAAAAGATTATAATCTACATTATACACCTCTAAAAGTAGGTGTTTTCCCATTGAAAAACGTTCCAATTCAGTTTTTTCCAAAAAAATTATTTATTTCTGATTTTTTGGACCATTTCATAATCATTTTCAAGTATTTTTTTTAAAAAATTATCATCCCATAGGTCATAATAATTTGTTTTAGCTAAAATACGTCTCATTTTAGTTAAAAAATCGGCATTTTGATATAAAACTAAATTATAAAGTCCATTATTGGTTTGCTGTTTACCGATGAAACTTGATTCATCCTTAAAATCATCAAAAAATTTATATTTTGGATATAATTCATTTAATTTATCAATTTTTTTTAATGCATCTTTTAGATTTAAGTCATCTTCAACAATAAAAATAACGACACCAAACTCTTCTTCAAGAGGTTTAATGTCGTCAATGGAACATTTTATAATTTTATAAGTGCTTGTTTGTGCAAATGGGCAAATAGGATGTCCTTTTAGATCTGGATTACGTTGTTTAACTTTATTAATCCATTCTTCAAGGTCTTCTATCATCCTTTACCTTGTCCTCTGTATTTTTTACCCGCAAAATTACGTGATGATGCAGAGTATTTTGTTCCTCCACCTTGCCCTTGACGAGATTTTTTAGGAGCACCTGGTATATAATTTGTCTTGTTCAATCCACTTCCTTTTGATTTTGCCATAATTAATCTCCTATAATTTCTGTATCTAAATCTTCTGGTTTGGGTTTACCAGTATTATAATATTCAATTGCTAATTCTTCCATAGTATTCATATATTCTTCTTCAGAAAGATTTGAATATATTTTTCTCCCCTTACAAAGAATATTGTAAGTTTCTTTCATTTTTTTAGATTACTCTGGTTTTTTCATGTCCAACACGAATTCTCGGATCGCACCAAATTTCAAATCCAGCTTCTTTTGCATCCAAACAAAAACTTACATCTTCTCCACACATATCCTGAACTTCTCCAGATTCAAACACCTGCATCTTAGGAGCAAACCACGGATATTTCATTTCTGAATGTTCAAATACTCCGTGTTTAATTAAAAGCCAACCAAATCCAGTATAATCTACTGTAAATGGTTTTCTACGCTTTGAAATACTATCCAGAGTTTCGTGGTTCATTACTCCACCGTTATTTCTAAAATCACCTTCTTCCAACCAATGTGCTACTGAAGTTGTGTGACCGTCTTCAGTACAATACCACCCTGCAGCAATATCTTTATCCACCAAAATCAATTGCCAGAATTTTTCGGTGTTAAAAACAATATCACTATCAATCCACAATTGATAATCATATTTTAGTTTCCCATCCCATGGAATTTGATCCGGTCCTCTTAGAACATTTGCACCAAGACACTTGCAACGTGCAAAATTAACCATAGATGAATAGTCTTGCGAAATCTGAATACTTGCTCCTGTTTGTACTAAATCAAAACATAATTGAACGAAGTTTTTCAGGTAAGTATATGATACTCCTCTTCCAGGAAGACAAAAGACAATGGATTTCCCTTTTACCATTTCTTTTGCTAAATCATAATCCCATTCTTGTTCTTTTTGAACTGTAGGTGCTTTTGCTTTTACCGTAAATCCTTTTGCCAAAATTCATTCCTCCAACAAATTTCACTAAAATTTTAGTATACAATATTATGTATAGGATGTCAATTTTTTTCTTTTAGAATTACTTCGTTTCCATACATTTTGATTTCTATTTCAGTATCTTCATACCAAGAAAGATCATTCACCATCCATTCTGGAATAGTTATATAATAATTTCCAGTAATTGGGTCAATCTTCAATACCTCAAAATTTTTGTCGAAATTTTTTTTCATGTAACGGATTTTACTTTTTGAAAATATTTTTTATATATAAAAATTTTTTTTATTAAAAGGTATTATGATGTTTTTACTCAGAAAAATTTTTTATTTTTGAAATAAAACACAGTCTATATTTACTTTTATAGATTACGGGGTCCCATCGTTTTTATATAACCCCCCCCCTTATAACCATTATAACCCCCTAACGACGGCGGCGCCGATATAAGAAACCCGCCAGGATTTAACTGCCAAACACGAACGAATGACTGCCCCCCACGAATAACGCAGGGGGCACATGTTCGTCACCCTTGCTGACTGCGCCACCCGCTAATCGGGCAACGGGTAACATCGGCGGCATGAACTTCAGCGAACTGTGCTGCCCACACTGTAGCGGGGATGCCCACGGGGTCGCTGATCTTCTCAAACTTGCTACCATCATTGCGGTAGCTGACCCACACGGTCTTGCGGTCAGCGAGGCGGGTAGCAGGGGAAAGACGCATTGGGTTGATTGCTTGTGAACTGAAAGAATTATAGGGCATCCAGGGGGTCCTGTGAACCCCCTGGTTCATAAGTGTTGCTTATGCGACCTGAAACCTCCCGAAGTTAAAGTTTGCATAGCTGAAGGATTCACGATTGACCAGTTTGAACATGCCAAACTCATTGGACATCACATAACCTTCAGCATCAATCCTATCGGTGCCAATGTAAGCGGCA